CCTTCGGGATCGTCTTCGCTGACGAGGCTGCATCCGACAGCGCGATCGAGTCGGCCACTGCGCGGGCAATCGTGGCTACGCGCGTGAGCTGGTCAGCCAGAGCGAGGACGTCGCCCAGGCGAATGCCCTGTGAGTCCAGAGCTGAGTCCGCGAGGGTCAGGCCGTCGGCCTGCGTCCTGCCGTACGCCATCACCCGACTGAGCGAGTCGGCCAGAGCGATCGTGTCGTCGATCGAGACCGCTTTGCCCTTGAACGTGGTGGCCAGGTCGGCCAGGGCCAGCGAGTCGGCCTGCAGCAGCCCTCGAGCAAACACCCTGGCGTCGGCGAGGACGAGGCTGTCCGTCAGCGTGCGAGCCGCGGCCATCACGCGGCTCAACTGATCAGTGAGGGCAAGGCTGTCCACCACAGACAGCCCGCGGGCCATCGTCCTCGCGTCGGCCAGGCTCAAGGTGTCCGCGACGGACTTGGGGATCGTCTTCGCCGTGGCAGCCGAGTCCGACAGGCTCAGCGTGTCGGCGACGAGCTTGCCACGAGACATGGCTCGCGCATCAGCGAGGCTGATCGAGTCCGTGACCGCCTTGCCTTGCGCGAAGGTGCGCGCGTCAGCCAGCGAGAGCGTGTCCGCCACAGACTTCGGGATCGTCTTGGCGGTTGCAGCCGAGTCGGCGAGGGTGAGCGTATCGGCCAGGGAATTCGGGATCGTCTTGACGCGAGTGTTGGCGTCCGCCAGTGCGACCGAGTCCGCGACGGAACGAGCTGTCGTCGTCGCCCTCGAGAAGCTGTCGGCGAGGACGACCGTGTCGGCCAGGGACTTGGCGGCTGCCTTGACCAGCGTGACGCTGTCGGACAGCGCGACAGTGTCGGCTGGCGTGACGGTCTGCCCGACGACCGCGTACTTCCCGCCGAACAGCCCAGGGATGCGGATGAACCGAGGGTTGAACTGCGCCTGGAGCGCGAAGAAGATCGGGTTGTTCACAGCCAGCGCCAGTTCTGGGGCTTGACGGTGAACGGCATCTGGAGCGGAGGCACCGGCCGCACTGCGATCACAGCTGCGGCGTTGCGGGTGTTGGACGTGTCACCCGTCCACTGGCCGACGTCCTCAGACGCCGCGGTGTTCTGCCGGAACGCAATCCCGCAGGAGATGCCACCGACGACGTCGGTCGTGACCGGGCCGACGCCCGTGTTGTAGTTCGTCGGGGACGCACTCCAGCCGGTGAACGACCCAGTGGTGCTCGTCTCCCCGAACCCGGCGATCGAAATCCAGAGCGTGTCGGCCGATCCCCAGGAAGGGACGAACGATGCCGGGTCTGCCTGCGTCGAGGTACCGCTCGCGAATGAGCCTCCCTCTGGCGCTGCGCTTGTGTAGGCAGCCGGGATCGCCATCAGGAACATGGCGGCATGGCCAACGACCGTGGCGGCCTGCGTGACCGTGAAGGTTCCGGTCTCGCTCCCGGTGGACACCTTCCAGGCTGCGCCAATCCCCATCGTCGACGCGCCTGTGCCTACGTCGAGGAACTCGGTAAAGCCGCCACCCCATGTTCCGAACGAGGCGTTCGTGACGCCAGCCTCGTACGAGACGATGGCTGCGATCAGCAGGTCGCCCGCGCTCTTCGTCAGAGACGACAGGCTCGGGAAGGTGCGCGCTGCTACAGTGTCGGCCTGCCCGGTGTGCAGCAGCGTGCTAGCACCAGTCGTGGGGATGGTGGGGAACGCCACTCACTACTCTTCCCACTGGAACGTGACGACCACGAGCTGGCCGGTACCGGCCGCTGGGATGATCGCGATGCCGTTGGCCGTTCCCTTCGGGATCACCAGGCCACTGCCCTCGTACGTCCAGACGACGGCAGCCCCGGCCATTGACGCCGGGAACTGGTAGCGGTCGATGAACCCGGCCGTGATGGTCGGGCCGGTGGAGGAGTGAGCCTGCCACATCTGACACTGCGGGGCAGGCCCGTCCTGCCAGTTCTGCTCGTCGACGCTCGCGCCCACGGTGCCCGCCGAGGTAAGCCGCCGCACGGCGATGTCCACCGCGCTGGTGGTGGGGTTCTCGACGGTGATCTTGCGGACGATGCCTCCGCCACCAGCGACGCCCATGAGTGACGCGCAAGGCAGCGTGGTCGAACCGGCTCCTGTGCACACGGTCGATGCTGAGTACATGCTCCTCCTTCGTTACCAGGTCTGCCGGTTCGCGTGTACGTTGATGAGGGTCGGGCCAGCTTCTCCCGCCGGGACGTAGGTAGCTTCGGCTAGGTAGGCGATGGCACCGGCGAAGATCGAGACCCCGGACGTCACTCCCTGGAACGTGCCAGCGACGTTGTATGAACCGGCGCTAGCCTCGATGCGGTAGGAGACGACTTCGCCGCCCAAGTCCCATGCGTCAACTGCGGGGCTGGTCGGCGTGTTGCCTGTCGAGTCGTCATCCTTTGAGGCGTTGCCCAGGACGATCGAGCCAGCCTGGACGGCAAGCGTCGATGTGTTCCAGGAGTTCGTGCCCGAGAAGCTCTGGCCCGCACCTTCCGCATCCGCCACGTCGAGCGGGCTGGATGACTTCACGCCGAGCAGGGAGGTGAGGCCGAAGGTGTAGCTGACGCCAGCGTCAGTTGTGTCGAAGGTGGGCGTGATGACCGTTCCGGACGCCAGCCCCGCCGGAGCGTACGCACGTGCCCACGCCTTGCGGAAGGCGGCAGCGCCGAGGTGCCCACGGTCAACGACCCACGACAACCCACCGCCGGACACCGATGTCAACACCGAACCGTCGCCAAAGAGCGAGGTGCTGAGAACGATGAAGCTCCCCACCGCGGCCGTGGCCGCGGTGGTGACCGTTACGGAGCCCAGCGTACCGGCGCTGTTCGCCGTTCCTAGATTGCCCTGGTCGATAGTGATCGCCACTGGCTGTTACGCGCCAGCGGTACCGATCGTGACCGTCCAGGTGATGGTCAGCGTGTCGCCAGCCTGCTTGTCGATGTTGGAGTAGACCGCGCGGGCCAGCATGGTGCCGGTCGATGCGGCGTTGAAGATGCCCGCCTCACGCAGGGCCGAGTTGGTTCCGTCGCCCGCGGCCCAGGTGCCGACGTAGGTGACGACGTTGACGGAGTCCGTCCTGGAAGTCAGGGCATTGCGGTCGACCTCCGCACCGAGTGCGGTGTCGCCGAACGCTGCGGCGGTTGAGCCTGTCCCGATCGCCATCCACCCCATGGCCGCGCCACCCGGCGAAGACGAGAGCTGGTCGGCGATGTGGTTCTCGCCCGCGTCGACGACGAGGTTGTGGACGCGCTGCTCCATCTTCAGCTCGCCGTTCTCGTCCAGCAGCTCGAGGAACACTTCGCCTGTGATGGGCACGAACGACTGGATGGCTGGGCGACGGTCTAGCGCCAGGCCAATCTCGTCGCTCACGCCGAGCAAGTCATTGTGCATCGTCACTCCTCTCGAGGTAAGCGTGGGGCCAGCCGGGGGAGAGGTGGCTGACCCCACGCAGTGTTGCTACAGGTGCGTACCGAGGTGCGCGAACCGAAGCGGATCGAACACGACGGACTTGAAGGCACCGATGACACCGACCTCCATGCCACCGATGCTGGGCTCCACGGCCCGGAGCTGAACCGGCGCTCCGGTCGTCTCACCCACCAGGAACGCGGATGCGTCCCCGACGATCGCGGTATCGGCGTCGAAGCCGTACGACCCGACCACGTTCAGACCAGCCCAGGTGCCGGTCATGGTGCCGATGTTCAGGTTCCCGACTGCCGAGACCTGGAGGACCTGATCGGTCCCGAGACCGGCGAGCTGGAAGAACCTGTTCGCTGCCAGGTAGAGCGTGTCGGTCTGCGCCCGTCCCGCCGTGTTGGTGTACACCTGCGAGATGGCCGCGATGGCCGCAGCCCTCCACTGGGCGAACGACTCCGTACCGGCCGTGCCGAGACGACCGGACGCGGTGCCGACCGTTCCGATGGCCGTGCCTTCGAGGACCTCGCACGCGGCCGACTCGGTCTGGCGAGCGTAGGACTCTGCCGCCAGGTCGAACCAGAGCGCGAGCGCGTCCGGCGAGGACCAGTTGATGGCCTGCCAGGACAGGTCGCCTCCACCGATGTACGTGTCGGCGGTCATCGTGTCGAGCACGACCGACATCCGAGCCGTACCGCCCTCCTGCTTCTCCCCGGGCTGCAGGAGAACGTCGGGCCGACCGGTGATGCGCGGGTACGTCAGCGACCCGCGATCGAGCGGGACGTTGCGGGCCGAGTTGACGACCGGCCGCGACTTGTCGATGAGGTCCATGATCTGGGCCATGTGCGGTGCGGGCACCAGACCACCGATGTTGGACGTGAGGGTGTTCTGCAGCGTGCGCTCGACGCGCTGGGCTGCGTCCTCGACGGTCCTCGAGACGCGATCCGACTCGCCAGCGGCGAGATGGGCGATCTCGGGGAACCGGACGATCATCTGATCGCGCGCGAACTCTGCGAACGTCCGGTAGACCACCGGCTGCTGCAGGGAACCGCGGGCGACCGCGAAGCCACGCGTGGTCTGATCGACGTTGCCGTCGTCGTCGTCGCGTACGAGGCGGGAGACGTCCTTGGCGGAGTCATGGCGCTCGACGTCGGCGGCGAGGAGGACGATCTCGGCCTCCAGCTCTTCGACCCGGGTGCGGTACTTCGCCAGGTGCTCCTGCTCGTAGTCGTTGAGGTCACGGTGCTCTTCCTCGGCGACGCTGAGGAGGTCCGTGATCTTCTCGGTGGTCCGCTCGCGCTCGTCGGCAAGCCGCTCGAGACGCATGCGGGTCACTCCGAGTGCTCCAGGCATGCTGTTTACCTCCGTTGGGTTCAGAATCTACCCGGCGGGTGCCAACAGCTTCGGGGTGGGGTGCCGCGCGCTACGCGGGGTGCCACTGCCGAGGCGAGCGGGGTGCGCCTAGTTCGTTTCTTACCTTAGCCCAGTCGGCCGGTTACCGCTTCGCGGCGTCGACCACGGGCTGCGGAACTTCCTCGCCGACCTGGCGGAAGATGCGCACCAGCCGCCGGGCGACCTCGGCCCGCTGCACGTTCGTGATGCCCGTAGTGGAGGGCAGCCGCCGGGCCGCGGAGTGGAGGGCGAAGATGTTGACCTCGCCGGTCGGCTCCAGGATCGGCAGCGAGCACCGCTCCTTGGCGGGCCGGTCTCCGCCACGGTCGATCAGGCAGCTGGCCTCGTACTCTTCGTCGTCGAAGCGGACGGTGTCCGAGTCCCAGACCGCGCGGGACACGGTGCGCCGCTCGAGCTGCGTCACGCCGACCTTCTCGAGCATGGCTGTGATGTCGTCGCGGGCGACGAGCTCGGGCACGATGACCGCGGACACCGGCTCCGGCTCTCCCTCCGGCTCGCTCGGCGCTGGATCGCCGGGGTCGGGGGGGTCGGGAGGGGGGTCACCGGAGACAGGCTCCTCCGGCTGCTCCCTGACAGCCAGCACCTCCGCCCCGGGGAACGCCGGGTTGCGGCACAGCGCGACGTTGCGCAGCCGGGCCTCCGTGCGGGACACGACGCCGTTCGCACCGCGGCTGGACTTCAGCACGACGGCCTCCAGGCTCATGCCGGTCAGGATTTCCTCGCGCACCAGCTCGCGTGCCTTCTCGCCGTCGCTGCCTCCGAGCAGGCGGAACGTCCCGTGCAGCCCATCGGTCTCGGAGCGCAGCTCGACGCCGCGGCCCACGACTCCGCCGATGCCCTTCTCGTGCTCGAAGTTGAGCAGGACGTCGACGCGGTTGGCTGCCTTGAGCTGGCGGTCGAAGACGCCGGGGTTCCACTGCTCCATGTACGGAGTGAAGTCCGGCGGGTCGGCAACCTGGTGCGGCGTGTTGTATGGGACGATGCGCGCGTACAGCGTGCGGCCGTCTCCCTCGGGGCTGATGTCGAAGTTGATCTCGCGGTGGACGACCTCGCGGAACTCCATACCACCGGACGAACCGGTGTCGTCGGTGCGGTTCACCCTCCACCAGTACTGGCTCATGTGCTCACTCCTGTCGGTCGGAGCGCGACTACGCTCGCTGACTGCTGCTGTGCGGGGGATGCACTCGCTGTGGGCGGTTGAGTGAGCGCCGCCAGAGCCTCGCCCTGCTGTTCCGGCGGCAGGCTCAAGACTGCCGCGCGGACCTCGTTATCGGTGACGACCCCGGCTGCCTTGAGCGACAGCCAGGCGTCCACCATCTCCTTGAAGGACGGCGCAAGCGTCGCCTTCGCATCGAACTCAACCCAGCTCCCGCGGGGCAGCATGTTGGCCGAGAGCGCACGGTGCAGACGGGTAGCTGCGGGAAGCAGCTCGAACCGCCACCAGTGCTCGCCGAGCATCTCGGGCGACTGGTACGTCAGGCCTCCCTCGAGCGGGAGGTTGACCATGTAGGGTGGGACACCGAACGCCGAGGCGATCACCTGCGCATCGAACTGCTGAACTTCCAGCAGCATCAGGTCGGCCGGGCTGAAGCTGAGCTGCTCGTAGTCGATGTCCGGCGGCAGAACGGCCGGTGCGCCGCGCCGGGCCGACGTGCGTGAGGCCCACATGGCCTGGAGCGCGGCAGCCTGGTCCGCATTCAGCTTCTTCTTGGGACGCAGGACCGTGTTGGGGACGCCGCTCTCGCCGCTCATCTGGCGAGACATCTCGGCCGTAGCCAGCAGCCCGTAGAGGTAGCTGCCGTAGGCAGAGAGTGCGCTGGTGCCGCGCACGCCACCGGGGTTGCGGCTGATCTGGATGACGTCGTCGGGGTTCAGCTCAACGCTGCCCGAGCGGTAGCGCCGCGCTCCGCGGACGACGCGCACGTCCATCGGCATGGGGTCGAGAACCGTCCAGGTGCGCGGCAGCCCGGTCTGCGCGTAGCGGTCGGTGACGAGGATGAAGCCGTCGCCGTAGCCGTACTGCGACCAGATGAGCGCGAAGATGGCGTCGCCGATGCCGTTGGGGTACCAGTTGGGGTCGGGGTTGGAGACCCAGGCAGGCTCGTTGTTGCCGAAGAAGCGGAGCGGCATGGTCGCGATCTGCTGGCTGTTGAGCTGCATGCAGCGGTTCGCGACCCAGACCTTCTCGGTCAGCTGCTCGCTGAAGCCGAAGAACGAACTGGTCGCCAGACCGGCCCAGAAGTCGGACGACAGCTCGCCCATCAGACCCGAAAGCTCCGTTGACTCTTCGACGCGCTCGACGATCTGCTCTGGCCCTAGCAGCATGCGCGACAGGAATCCTCTCGCCATCAGTAGATCACCAGCTCCTCCGTGTCGTCGACCTCGGCCAGTGCGCGTGCCCTCCACCAGGCTGCCCGTACGGCGAGAGCACCGGACACGTCGTCCTCAGACTCCACCAACCTCGGATTGCCCTGTCGGTCGACCTGCGCCGTCAGCCGCCGCATCTGCTCGGCGATCAGCTCTGCGTGGTCGTGGGCGATCTGGCCCTGCATCAGTGCCTGGTAGAACTCGGCCGTCGAGTCCTTCTCCGTCGCCAGGTCAGACGGCCAGGGCTCAACCGGCAGCCCATCGTCCAGCAGCCGCTCGAACATGTTGATGCGGATGTGCTGCTTGTGGATGATCTCCTCGACCTCCCACTGCTCGCAAGCCCGGCGGATGACGTTCTCGAGCTCCAGGTCCGTCGGCTTCTCTCCCATCCAGCCGAAGAACACCGTGCCGTCCAGCGCCGCACCCACGACGGCGATCTGCCGTCGGTAGTTGCCCCAGACAGCCAGCACGACGTGCGCGCCGTCGCGCGGCGGGTCTGCATGCACGCAGTCGTCCCAGGCGCGGTGCGGCAGCCACAGCCCGGCCGAGTCCACCGGCTGACCAAGGTGGTACGCGCGGAACTCGTACTCGGGCATCACCGCCGCCTTCAGCGCCAGCGAGTCGGGGATCAGGAAGCCCGCCTCGATCGCCGGGTTGGCTTTGCGCCACTGGGCCTCGTCGTAGATGTCGCAGCCCGGGTCGGCCGCGTACTCGATGAACTCGACCCCGGCGGGCAGCTCACCGGCATGGTGCCGCTTGCGCAGCTCCTCCAGCATGTTGTCCGGGCCAAACCCGGGCGTGCCGAAGCCGATGACGCGCTGGTTCGGTCGCTTGCCTAGGCGAGCGATCATCGTCGTCACCAGCTCGGGCGGAACCTCGCTGATCTCGTCGATCAACGCCAGGTTGTAGTTCAGCCCCTGCACCGCAGACAGCTTCGCCGGATGGGCCGTCATCTTGGAGCCGGTCGGCCGGTACACGAGGATGCTGTCCTCGGAGAACACATCGAACAGCCCGTCCTTCTGCAGCTTCGGTGACGACTCGATCATGCGCACCGCGTTGCTGATCAAGCGGCGGGCCTGGTCCTCCTTCGTGGCGAGGATGTCCACCTCGACGTAGTCGTCACCACGAGCAATGCGCTCCAGCCCGATGGCCGCCATCAAGGTCGTCTTGCCGTTCCCGGCGCTGATCGAGATGAACGCGGCCAGCGCATCCACAAGCCGCTTCATGATCTGCCGCTGGAACCGAGCCAGCTTCACCGGGTCACCCGTCCCGACGCCCACCGGCTGGATCAAGGTTCGCTCGATCCACCTCGCCATCCGGGCGTCCTCACGAGTCCACTTCCAGCCATGCCACTCCGGCAGCTCCAGCGTCCTCAGTGGAGGCTTCGGCCCGGCCCTACGCAGAATGTCGTGCCTTACCTCGACCTTCTTCGAAGCGCGAGGCTTAGAGACGGATCGCGCCATGCTGCTCAAGACTTACGTTGTGTGACCGCGAATTCACCATGCGGGGTCGAAGCGTGCTCTGCGTTCTAAAAGAACCGTTGTGGAGGTCCCTTGCGGTCTGGGCTCCGCGACGACCGTTGCAGGGTCCGCAGGATGCTACGAGGTTGGCTGGGTCGAACACCGGGCCTCCTGCTGCTCTGGCGATAACGTGGTCGGCCTGGGTGGCTCTTGCGCCGCACCAGTGGCAGCGGTAGCCGTCACGCCGGAGGATGCTGAGGCGGAGGCGTGCCCATCGTGCTGTGGTCATCGGGTTCATATGTCGCGGCTGTGCTTCTTGAGCGTCTCGTCGGGGGTCACGGTGATCGTCTCGTAGGCAGCCCGGTCTGCTGCGCTGGAGATGAAGCCTGTGCGAGGGATGGAGCGCAGCTCCATCGTCATCTCGTCCCAGACGTTGACTGTGCCGTCCTGGGTGACGGTGACCTTGGTCTCGGTCTTGGGCAGCCACATCTGGTTGCTCATGTGTTCCTCTCTGAGATGGAGGACTCTAGCTTATTGGCTGCGAGCTGGAGGAGGGCAACGTCGACGACGGGCAGCTCCCATTCCTGTGCGTACATCAGCACGAGGTCGTCGATGGGGACGCTGTGTTCCCCTGCTGCCTTACGCTTGATGGAGTGCAGCGTCCGGTACGTCGCTCTCCTGAGGTGGGTGCTGCGCTGCGCTGCCATCGAGGCCTCCTCCTTCACGAAGGTACCGGTCGATGACCCGAGGGTCAGGACACTCCCGTGGCCAGATGATGTAGGACAGCAGCAGTTGCGCGTCGCTGGGGGTCATGCAGCGCAGGAGCCGAGCGTGGTTCATGCGGGCCTCCCTACGCTGAGTTGGAGAGCGCACTACTCCCGGTTGCGGAACCTACGTTAGCGTGTCCTTGCGGATGGCGCTCGTCGGGTGGCGGTAGGCCCAGTGCTCGATACAGGTAGAGCACGGGCAGCTGGAGCCGCCATCGGTCACCCTCGTGCATGGTGGTGAGCAGGTAGGCAAGCCCGCGCTCCACCATGCGCTCATCGACCCGGGGTGACCATTCGTACACGTTGACCAACACTGTGTTGCCGGTGACGGTGCTGACCCCTAGCAGCTCGGTGTGGCCTGGCAGTACAGGCTCCGGGCCACGGCGTGTGCGCCTGACCGGGACATGACGTTGGCGCTCGGTGCCCCAGCGGTGGCGGTGGCTGAGGTGCCACCACTCGGGCCGTCGGCCGTTGTCCCGCATCTCGGTGAGGCGCAGCTCGAGCTCGGCGTAGCTGCCTTCATGGTAGGCGCTGGGCATCATCACGACGCCATCGCCACGAGACCCGGCCTCCCATGCTGTGCGGGCCTCGTCCAGGGTGCGCAGCAGCTCCACCAGCGTGGCGGTGGGCGTCAGCGTCTTCACTTACGTTCCCGACTCCCACAGGTAGGGGTCGCTCGGTGCCGTGGCGAGGCGCTTGCCTTCCTCGACTGCTGCCCCATGGCAGACCTCGCAGATGGCGTCGGTTCGGGTGGCCCGCTGGGTCAGCTCCCGCAGGGCACGGAACGCTTCGACCTGCTGCTTGCTGCCCGGGGGCAGCTCGGCCAGTGCGTCGATGATCGTCTCTCCCAGGTACTGAATGGAATCAGGCTCGTCCACGATGCCTCCTTATCCGATGTAGATGCCGATGATCAGACCGATGCAGAACCAGAACACGGAGAGCGCACCCGCCACGAGGATGAAGCCCAGCATGGCGGGTGCGCCATCCATCACGTCACAGGCACCAGTGACAACCGTCCTGGCCCGTGTACCGCATGTACGCCGCGGTCAGGGCTTGACCGAGCGCGTTGTGCCAGTCCCAGACGACCGGATCGACGATCCAGCCGTGCTCGGACATCCACGCTCGCGCATCCGGTGCGTGCGCATAGAACGTGCCACTCATGAACTGCATCGGCCCGCATGCCCCTGAGCCACCGTAGTTGCAGACGAAGCCACCGTCCACGGTGTAGCAGGCTCGGCACTCGCGGCCCGAGATGGCAAACAGCCATCCTTCGGTCCCGGGGAAGGGACGCTGTGCGTAGCGGACCGCTCGAGTCCAGTTGCCTGTCATGGGGATGGCGCGGTCGAGCAGGTGCCGCAACTTCACGGCGCGTTGCTTGTGGAGCATGAACTTCTCCCTGGCGATCCGACAGGATCGCGTCCAGGGGACCTGACGGCAGTTCTCCTGCCTCGGTGCACGGAGCCAGACATGATCCAGGTTCGTGAAGAACTGGATCACCGATTCCGACTTCTGCAGTCTGACCTGCAGCTGTTGATGCGACTGCGGTGCTGCTTGCGCTGTCGTTGCTGCGATCGCGATCGCGACGAACGCGATCGTTATGGCGGACAGCCTGGGCATGCAACCTCCCGGGTTGGGGACATGTCGTGCGGTCGGCCCAGCCTCTCCGACCGCGCGCCGAGATCGCCGGTAGTCCGCTCGGCTCCACTCCCGTCGCTGCGGGATTTCTGTTCAGTCCAGCTCCCCTGCGCTAGGACCAACCTCGACAACCTCTGCGTTCGGGAACAGGTCACGCGCTGCCTGCATCGCAGTGGCGCGCTCCACGTACCCGTCGTCACCGCTGTCGGCGACGTTCTCTCCGTTGGTGTCGCTGGCCGTCCAGCGCCAGCCATCCTCGGCCTGGAACACGACGACCCGGGCCGCATCTACCCGGCCGGGCCTCGGTGTGGAATCCTCCAAGATCAGACGCCTCCTCTCGTTGTGGCCGTCGGTCACGAGGCGCAGGAGACGAATCTCCTCCCGCAGCTCCTTGACCTCCTGTTCGAGCATCTGCTCACGAGCGGTCATACGTGCCATGCCCCGGTGTTCTGCTTCGGGTCACCGGGGTAGCCTGCGTCCTTGAGGCACTGGCAGGGAGACCGGCCGTCCATCCCCCTCGAGCCGGGCAGCCCGGGGACGCTGTAGCCCTCGTCGCGGATGGATGATGTCTGCAGACTCTCGTGGTACGTTGCGCCGGACTCGTCACTGAAGCTGTCGCCGCCATGGTCGACGACGCCGGGCCGCAGTGAGCCATCCTCCTCGTACATGCAGTACTGGACGTTGGAGCCACCTTCGGAGTTGGTGGCCCGTGGGGCGACCTTGATGTAGCTCGGTGGGGGAGGTGGGGGAGGCGGCGGAGGGGGAGGTGGCGCTGCCTTCGGGTGCACCTTCATCTCCTCGTAGATGCCGAGGGCGAAGTTCGCCTTAGGCCTGGTGGCCGGTTCGCCAGCGGCGACCCGCTCGACCTTACGTGCGTCGGTGGGGTACTTGGCCTTGAACCGCGGCCAGACATCCTTCTGGAAGTAGGTGCTCTCCCACATGCGCCAGACGCCGAAGCTCATGGCCGGTTCCTCCGTCTCGACTTGAGGGCCATCTTCCGCTTACGGCGCTTGGACTCGGGCCGCGTCCGTGAGTGCCGTTTCCGATCGAACGTCTCGATGTCCTTCTCGTTGATTCCGAACGCCCGCATCAGGTCGGCCATGCCCATCTCATTCTCCGATCAGAGCTGCGTTGCGGGTCTCGGTGTTGATGCGCCTGCGCTCTGCCTCCGTGGCCGCATCACCGCAGTCCTGCATCTTCGTCCTGAAGTAGCTGACCACTGAGATGCGCTCGAAGCCGGGGTCGCCGACCATCGTGCCGAGCTCATTGTAGTGAGGCATCGGATCGAACGGGGTGTTGCCGTGCCACTGGTGGGCGTCCATCAACAACAGGTCGCCTTCCCGCATGTCCACGCCGAGCCGGTACTGCGGCATGCAGAGCCAACCGCCGCTGAACTCGCCCCGGCGGAACACGGTGAGCGTCGAGAAGCCGGTCTCGAGGTCGCCCTTGTCGGTGTGCACGGCCGTCGGGTAAGTGTTGTTGACCGTGATGGTCGTGAACGGCGTCCCGGGGATCACCCAGTCAGGCGAGGTGCGCTCGGCAACGCGGGCCTGCGCTGCGTACCGCTCCGGCACCTGTTCCTTGAGGCAGGTGGCGATGCGCTCGAACAGCGGCCACAGGCCGCGCCACTGCTCGACCTCACGGCCAGACCAGGCGGTCAGGCGACAGTACTGCTTCGGCCCACTCGCCTCCCATGCGCCGATGATGGCGCTGTCCACCTTCTTGGCGTAGCTGCGCTTGCGCACGCCGGTCGCCGTCTTCCACTCGGGGTTGCTGACGGCCCGGGTCGGCGTCCCGGCAGCGTAGCCCCGGTTCGACGTGTAGGTGCCCTTGAGCGCGTGCAGGATCGGGTAGGTCTCCTCCACCAGCTCCGGGCCGATCGCGCCAGGCAGGTAGATCGCCAGCGGCTCGCCGTCCGGGCCGATCACCCGGGACGGCCCGATCAGCTTGACCGACACGTCTGCCTCGGTCATCATCTTGCCTTCCATCGCCGCGGCGACTTCGGGGTCGATGCGATTCCTCATCCTGAATTCCTGCACTACGCAGCACCTCCTTGTAGGATCGCGGCCACCGGGTCGATAGACACTAGCTGGCGTACGACGTCGGCGGTGGCTCCGTCGTCGTGACGGTGGTAGGAGACGACATTCGGCGGTAAGCCGTGCAGCACGTTGCGCAGCTTGGTCTGGCGACCCTTCACCCAGCTGGCGCTCTGCTCGGGCTTGCCCAGCAGGAGGGCACGCGAGCTGCGGCGCTGCGCCAGAGTCAGCGGGCTTGCCTCCAGGCAGGCAACGTGCAGGAGCCAGCCTGCGTCCCACACGGCCCGGAAGAACTTCAGGTTGGCGAGCCGGTCCCCCTCGCCCAGGACGTGTTCCCCGGCTCCGGTGCCCGCCAGCCAGTTCACCATCGCAGGCTGGACGTTCATGGCGAGCGCGTCGGTGCCGCTGAACTCTTCTCGGCGAGCGCCGAGCTCGACCACGGGAGGTGCGGTCGCCATTTCGAGCCAGCGTACCGGGCCGACCCTGTGCTCGGCAGCGGGCACCCCGGCGGTCATGGCCTCCACGAGGGTGCTCTTGCCTGAGCCGGGTTCGCCGACGATGTAGAGCAGGTGACGATCCTCGATCATCGTGTCACCACCACGATAACAGCCAGCACGAGGAACACCAGCAGCCCCCACTTCCAGCTCGGCACCGGAGGCGGGTCCGGTGGGAACTTGCGGTATCTCTTGTCGGGCGTCATCGCCAGTGCGTCGCCTCGTAGCCGTTCACGAACGTCGGGTCATCTCGGCCCATGCAGATCACCTCTCCCGTGTTGCGGTACCAGTTCTGTTTCTCGGGCTTGAGCCCTACGTCGCCGGGCTGCCGCTCGAGCAGAAGATGCTCGGGGAACAGCTCGGCGCGCGCATGCCAGAACAGCTCCAGCCCTTCGCCGGGCCAGCGTTCCTGCATGGAGACGATGCGGTTGTGGAGCATGTCCACGTAGCAGTTGGGGTAGCGGCGGTTCGGCCGATGCCAGCTCTTGTAGGTGCAGAACGCAGACTCGAGCGTGAAGTAGTTGACGTGGTAGGCGAACGGCTCGTTGCGGTATCGCCAGCGGGCCTCCTGGAGCAGGATGTCGGCCTCCTCCGCGAGCCACTCGACCTGACCGCGGCCGTACTGGCCCTGGAACCCGGTCTCCACGTACCAGTCGAGGTCGTCACGGCCGAGAATCTTGGCGATGCCGTTGCGGTGCGACTTCGAGCCGCTCATGTCGTCGAGGAACAGCTGATCGCAGTTGAGCGGCACCCCGCAGATTCGCAGGTACTCCAGATAGCTGAACGTCGAGAGGCGACCGAACGAGTAGAAGTGGTTGCGCACCAGCGCCCAGGCCCGGCGGAAGAACTCGTACTCGTCCCCGACGCCTCCGCACTCTTCCTGGAAGAAGTCCCACTGGCTGCGGCCCGCCAGCTCGTCGCGGTAGCTGCGGACGCAGGCCGGGAACCCTGCCTTCTGGTGACGCCGGTCGGTGTCCCAACCGAGACGTGTGAAGTTGTCGTTGAACCAGGCGTCGAGCAGCTCATGGTCGAGCCATGCCGGGTCGGGGAAGCGACGCATGATGATGTAGCTCGTCACCGGGTGCTGCGTGCAGCCGTTGATGAAGGCGAACCAGAGCGCGTCCTCCGTCGACCAGTGCAGCTGCTTCGCCAGCCAGGGGATGAGCGCGTAGACCACGCCCGGGTGAGAGCCGTACTTCAGGTGGAACCCGTAGAAGCGCAGGAACGTCTCGCGCCGGTACTCTGGCCTGCGGAAGTCCATGCCCGGCTCGAGGTCCTCGACGTCGGCGACGTCCATCAGATCGGAGTAGCGGCCAATCTCGCCGCGGCGCTCGCCGGGCGGCATGTAGTACAGGTGCCGCCACTCCTGCAAGTCGAGCGCGGTTTCGGGTGCGCGGCTCACGACCGCGCCTCCGAGTAATCGTCCTGACTCCACGGCTCCTGTTCCTTGGCCTGCACACCCTCGTCGCAGTAGCGACACCCCTTCACGCGGATCGGGTGGTGGTACTCGCATCCTTCGCCTTCGTACTTGGCCTGCACGCCAGCAGGCGGGTCGCAGTCTGGGCAGAAGTCCGAGCGGATCGCCTCCTCCGTCGTCATCTGCCTGCCGCATTGTCCGCATAGCGCAGCGGCATTTTCTTCGGGGTCGGGTTGCCTACCCTGGCGCTCTCCCGCCGCTTGCGCGGCGGCACTCGAACCCAACCCCGAAGCCTGCACGCCAGCACGGCAGATGCAACGGCCCGATAGATGATCGCGTTGGCATCGGGCAGCGGATCGGTGATCCACGCAGTCGACGACGCCGGGGGTGCCGACAATCGGCGCGGCCTGCACGCCAGCGAGGGCGGCGCGGCGAGCGACGACCTCTACGTATCCGCGTGGGCCTTGCTCCGCGAACGCTGCGTATTCCTGATCGGTCAGTTCCATGAACGCGGCCAGCCCGCGACCGTCCTCTGCTGATTCGTGCCAGCGCGAAACGATCACGTTGAGCAGTTCGTCCAGGGCTGCCCGTAGCTCGTCGGCCTCCCGGCGAGCCTGCGCCCGCTCGCGGTTGTTCGCGGCAGCCCACAGAGAGCGGTCTCGCCTCATCCGGTCGCGTTCATCGTCAAACGTCTTCGCCATGTCGGTCATCAGGTTCTCTAGGTCGCTGGCCCGCTCCTCGGCCGCAGACCGCGCCGACTCGGCTCTCCGCATCAGTTCGTCCGAACGATCGGCCCGTTCCTCGGCAGCCTCCGCTGCCCGCTGCGTTTCGAGGAACCGTTCCCGGAAATACACCTTCCAGTCCTGTGATCCCTGGGCCAGCGCGACAAGCGCGTCCAGCGCCTCGTCCGCTTCACATGTACGGCATCGCCGTCCTGGCGGTAGGTCGCGTTCAGGATGGTGCCACGAATGATCGCGGTACGCCTCGCGGATTGTGGCGGCGTGCTGTTCCGGCCCACCGGTTTCGAGAATCCGGTTCGCCTCGTCGGGCGGATGGTCGGCCCTGACCTTGGCGGCCCAGTCGGCATACTGTTCGTCGTTCATACCATCACCACCAGTTCGGAAGGCTGGGGGATCGGCGGCAGGTTGTCCTTCATCGCATCCCAGCTCGGCCTCGACCCGACGATCCAGAAGCAGCTCTCACCGTCGCTCATCCACTCGGGATGGTGCTTCGCGATGTGGCTCATTACCTTGCCCTCGTAGGTTGGGTGGAACTCGATGCCCTCGTACTCGTACGGCACCTCCTGCTGGTAGCTGACCTGGCCGGTGCCGTGCAAGTCCTCGTAGTGCAGGTAATAGCCCCCATCGTTGGAGAGCAGGTTGGCGGTGTCTTGCACTCGCCGGTACTCGTCGGGGTACTCTCGGGTGAACGCGTCCCCGATGGTCGTGTTGAGCGCACGGCTGATCTTCTCCAACCTGCGCTCGATCCATTCGATGCGGTTCGGCCCGATTCCGACCAGGTTGACCTGGAAGATGTCCGCGGGCCAGAGCGCGAGACCCAGCAAGATGCTGACGGTGGTGACGCAACTGCCCGCCGGGATGATGAGCCGGTTGACCGTCGGAAGGTTTCGCACCTGCCGTGCGCCGATCATGTGGAAGGCAGCCACCGCTTCGTCACTCGCCGATTCCGGCAGGCTGATGCCGTACTCCAGCCGGTACGCCTGCGGCCGCTCGGCCGCCAGCCGGTCTAGCGCACGCTGGAGTGCCGGGTTGTACGCCACCGGGTTGATGATGAAGCGGGCACCGAGCCGAGCGGCGATGCCCACGTTGGGGTGCTTGAGCGCAGACGCCGGGTTCGTGGCTCCGATGATGTGCGTCGTGGGCATGCCGTAGTGCCGCGCCACGGCAGTGCTCATGCTGATCTGTGGCGACTTTACCGAGCTGGCCGAGATCACCTCCCCGCCTTCGACCTCCTCGCTGTACTGGCCAAGCAGGAAGATGCACTGGCGCAGCTTGGAGCCGTTCAGCCCACCGTAGCCCAGCGGGGCGAACTTGTCCTCCCGCTTGAACAGCATGCCACCGTGGCGCTCGACCGGCGTAAGGTCGAACAGGTAGTCCTCCCAGCGGGTGATGTAGCGGTTGATGCTGAGGTCCCGGAAGATCGTGTCATTCGTCATCGTCTTCCTCCTCTCCGGCCATCACGAAGGTGATGCCGTACCCGGGCGGCAGCATGCTGACGAAGGCAGAGCCGACCTCGTCCATCACCAGGTCACGCACCGGCACGGCCTGCCAGCGCGTCGGGTTGACCTGCTCCAGCAGGCACTCGACACGTTCACCGTCGCGCGTCACCAGCCAGGCCGAAGGCTGCTGCGCGCTTCGCCTCCAGGGCAGGTTCACTCCCGACCCCACAGCAGCCTCCACACCCGTGTGAGGAACACTGGGTCGGTCTCGTAGCGGGCCATGAACTTCTTGCGCTGCTCCGCACGGTCTTCCTCGGTCAGCCTCCACCACCTGGCTGACAGCTCGGCGAGACGCCGGTCCTGCTCGTCGTCGTTCATCCGTCGTCCTCGACGGACTGCTTGAGCACCTCGTCAGGCATGCGCTGCATCATGCGTACCTCCTTCCACGAGTGGACGGTCTGGAGGCCGAGAGTCCAGAGCGCAACCACGGCCACAAAGACCACCCACTGCCAGCTCATTCGGGCACTTCACGAGCTTCGACCGCCGCGGCTGCCTCACCGACTGCCCTTGCGATCGTAGCCACGGTGCCCGTGGTGCCGTACGCGGCCATCAGCTTGCGGACGTGCTGCCCGAACAGCTCGTACTGCTCGGGGTAGGTCAGCAGCAACACAACCTCGCGGTGCTGCTCGTACTGGGCGACGGCTGCCTGCCGAGCCGCCGCAGCCTCGGGCGACTCCCCGGCGGTCTCCTCCCACGGCCGCGCCTCCTGCGTGGGCGTCAGACCGGCCTGCTCCTGCAACGTCTCGCGGTCGTCGAGGCTGTAGCCCGCCGACTCCGCGTAGCCCGCTGTCTCCAGGTCGAGGACGTTGCCGTGAGCCTGCACCGCGTCCTGCTTGGCCATGCTGGCGATCTTGTTGTCCGCCATGAGGTATCCGAGCCGGGCCTCGTCAGACTCGAACTCGTTCGGCAGCGCAGCGATGTGCGTCCAGTGGAGCAGCATGGCTCCCTTGCGGACGTGGTGCCCGGCGACGATGACGCCATCGTCGTGCAGGATGGGCCGCACCTGCCCCCACTTCTCGAGGCTGCGGCTGATAGCGAACACATCGCCGATGTTTGAGTTGCGCTCGTGCTCGGTCAGTGAGTCGATGGGGACCAGGTACGGCCGCAGCGCCTCGGCTCCATGCCAGACCGGCTCGGCGGGGATCAGCGACTCCTGTCCGTCGATGTGTTCGATGGGCTTGGGCTTGGGCTCGACCTCCGCGATGATTTCCACGAACCCGGCGTTCTCCAGATCCTCCAGCAAGCTCTTCTCGTCAGCCATCCTGCCTCCCGTGTCCCGCGTTGATGTACTTGACTATCGCGTCCGCTTCTTTCTTGCCCCCGACGGGCCAGTGATCCTCGCCTGCAATCTTCACCATGTACCGGTAGCCGCGGTGGCGCGAGCCGTCGGGCAGCCTCTCCCAGTAGGCCAGGGCGAGCTGGCCGTTACCGGCTGCGGCGATCTCAGCCGGGTGCGGCTCACCGCTCGCAAGGTACTCGCGGTACTCGGCCACCGTGCCTCCGAACAGTGCGAAGTCCCGCCATTCAGTATCGGGCACCGCGCCGAAGTCGTTCAGCGCCGTGGTCCATCGGGCAAGGTGCACAGTCTCGCCCGCCGGGTACAGCCGGTTGAGGGTCAAGCGGCTGAACTGCGGCTCATCGGCCACGAACGTCTTAGCGAGCTTGAACTCTTCGGCCGTCAGATGGCCGGGCAGATCGCTCATGCGTGCCTTCATGATTCCTCCTTCGTCCATCAGTCAAGTCAATCAGCCAGTCAGTCAGTTCTCCAGCAGTACCGGCGCTCCATGTAGTCCAGAGCGGCCGGACCGAGCTTCGTCTGCGTGTACGCCACCTCCTCCCAGGACAGCGGAGCGGCGAGCTTGCCCTCCGCGTGGAACTTGTCGTGGCATGCCCGGCACAGCGGCATGATGTTCTCGATCACGTCGTCGCCTAGCTTGCCGCCACGGGTGACGATGTGGTGCGGGTCTGTTGCCTCGCGACCGCAAGCGCGGCACTGGCGGTCCATCAGCAACTTCGCCAGCAGTGCGCTTGGGTCGCGACGCTTTGCCAGCTCCGCGCTTGGGTCGCGAAGGAGTTTCACTATTCCGGCTCCGCCTGCGGCTTCTCGATCGTCGAGTCGTCGGCGTCGCCCTCTGCCTGGGGCTTCTCGATCGTGGAGTCCTCGGGCTTGCCTTCCGCCTGGGGCTTCTCGATCACGCTCTCGATGGCGACGTCGGGGTTGGCCTCCGGCGTCGGCTCCGGCTTCGGAGCGGTACCAGCTGTTCCTTCGTCGGGCATCATGCCCTCCTTCCGTGTTGGTTGATCAAGCCTTCTACCCTGGCGCGGTACTTCTCGAACCTGATCCACCAGTCCTCGTCGTTGGACTGAGAGCGCACCGTGTTCCACTTGCTTGGCCCCAGCCCGTCGCAGTGCTGCCAGTAGGCGTCGAGCGCCTGCAGCATGCGGTGCGTCCAGTGCGCCAGGTCATCACTCGACCTCAAGGTCGATCCTGCTCTTCACCTGGACGCCGTTCCCGGACCTGTTGGACTGCATCGTCCAGAGCTGGTAGTAGCCCGGGGTGGCGAACGTCCACGAGGTTGACATGCAGCCGCTGGCGTTGGCCACGGGGTACGTGACCCAGGACTCGACCAGCGTGCCCACCTCGTCGCTGTACCAGATGACGGTCAGCTGAATCTCCTTGAGCGGTTCGTACCCGCAGCCGGTGACCGCGCTCTCCGCGCCCACCTCCGGAGCCGGGTTGAGCAGGATGTCTGCCTTGTAGTTGCGGGCACTCGCGGCTGGCGCGAGCAGCAAGGCAACCGCGATCACGAACAGCCAGCGCATGTCTCTCCCTTCATGCCATCACCCTGATGCGGATGTCGACGTGGGCCGGTTCGCCGTACCGCTTGCGAACCAGCTGCTCGACGATCTGCGCGTCGTCTCCGTAGATGACTCCCTGGAGCGCGTCCTCGACCGGGCGCAGCAGCTTGGTCGTGTCGGGCCGGGTCGTCGGGTAGCGCGGTGCGGAGCGCGAGACCCCGCTCTTGTTGTAGTGGGACTGCGGCCGTGGCGTGTAGAACGTCGCCACCAGGGCCAGTGGTCCCTTGAACAGATCACGGCCACGCATCAGCTCGCCCGCCACCTGAGCGACCTGCAACTTCCAGGGCTTGGTCTTCGGGTTGTCGTCACGGACGAACATGCGGTTGTTCTTGCCGATGCCCGGTCGCTTGGAGCCGCCGGGTTCGGCCTTCCCGTAGACGGTGAACGTGATGCCCCACTGGTCGACGCTGAACTGGTCGATCGTCGCCAGCATGGACTCGGTGCGGGCCTCTTGATCCAGTAAGCTCATGCAGCCTCCTCCCGTTCCCCTGACGTTACCAGGGCGGTCGGATGGAGGTCGATTCCGAGCGCGCGAGCCAGGCGCTGAACGGTCTCCGCGGGGACGAGGTAGTACGTCTCCCCGCCGTCCTGCGGGTCGTACTCGGACGCATGGTAGACGACCTCCCGGGCCGCATCCTCCACGTCCTCGGCAGGTGGCGCAAACTCTCGGTTTAGGTTGCTCGCTCCGCGACCATGGTTGACCGGGCCGCGCTCCTGCCGCAGGTGCTCCGCCATCTCGTAGTTGGCCCAGCCGTTCTGGATCGCCAGCCCCAGCCAGCGGTCCTGCTCCTCCGGCTCGAGCGCGATCACCGTCCGGTGATGCGACCAGGACAGCTCGACTCTGCGCCGGGCGAGCGGGAAGACAGACGCACAGCGCAGGTACTGGCTCCTGCCTTCGGGAGACATGCCCAGAACCTCGTGCGCCTGGTACGCCTCGTGCCCGTACAGGTTCTCACCGAGCAGCAGCCAGTCGCCGATGGCCCACTGGAGCGACTTGTGGCGGTTGGCGAGCAGTCCGCCAACGGCCTCGTACTGATCGTACGCCAGCTCGGGGTCGGTGAGGCGCAGCCCTACCGGGGTCAGTGCCCCGATCTCCTCCAGAGCACGGAGCGACAGCTCGGCTCCGGTGACCGTCATGCCCGCTTCACGTCGGCCCGGTACGGCCGCTCCTCGACGCTCTCTGCCTTCCTGATGATGGCGGCATAGTCGGGGTTGCCGGAGCCGAGCAGCTGGCGCAGGACGTTGCGGTCGACGCGCTGCTCAATGCGCGTCTTGACGAGGCTGTTGTAGCGGTCCTCCGGCAGTCCCACTTCCTGCAGCTGCGCCAGGACCTCGATGTCGTACGTCGTCTCCGGCCCACCTCTGACGCTAACCTCCAGCTCGCCGAAGTGCAGGGTCTTGGTGCCGCGGCGCTGCGCCTCATAGGCCAGAATCTGCTCCAGCCCGACGCGTGCCTCGTCCAACTGCCGCTTGGCCTGGCGCACGGCATCCAGAGCCTCGGCCACCTCTTCCATGCGGTAAAGGTCTACGGCGAGACCCAGCAGCGGAACCACGACCGTCTCGCTCTCGAGGTCGCCGTGGCCAAGGGAGACGTCATCGTCGCCTTCGTCGGCGCGCAGCTCGACCTCGGTGCCGTCGGCCGGTGCCTCGATCCCGTGCCGCTCGACACCCACAGCCTCGGCGACCTGGAGCTCCTCGCCGAACGTCACCTCATGGTCGGTCATGCAGCCTCTACCTCCTTCTCCACCTTGCGCTTGTGCACCGCACCGCGGCGACGCACCGGCGTGTACAGCAGGCCGTAGTGGTCGGCCAGCACGGAACAGATGACCGCGCTCTCGGTGATGGACTGCTGCTTGGCCGTCGCCCAGACTCGGGCCAGCATCAGCGGCGGTAGCCACACCAGCAGCTGGTTGCCGCGCTGCTCCTTGACGTTACGCTCGCCGGACAGCTCGTACGGCTCCCCCCAGTGAGCCGAGAGAATCTCACCCACGACGTCGTTCATCGTGATCTCCCGTTCCTGGGCGTCCTCGTAGATGCGCTGCTTCAGCGAGGCCGGGACGTTCTTCACGTTCTTCAGTTCGTAGGTTGAGCGCATGTGACCTCCTCGATCAGCGGGGGAGCCTATCAGAAAGCGCGGTATGCAGCCACCAAGCTCCCCAAGCCCGGATCATGCGTGCCCCTCGCCGCGGTATGCGTACTCCTCCTCCTGCACCCAGGCGTCCCTGTCGCTCACCGGAGTGGCGGATCGGCGCTCCTTGCCGAGCACCCCAGCCTGCTCGGGGAACGGCCGCATGTCGCCGGATGCCCTCGCTCGCTTCCATCGCTCCGCCCACTCCGGCACCTCCGTGCTCGCCTCCCGGGTCGCCGGGCGGACGTAGGCCGTGTCGCGTCCCTGCCAGAATCCACGAGGGTAGACGCGCTCCTCCATCTTGTGTCCGGTGTCGCAGTCGGGGCACGGCCCGTACTCCTCGAAGCCGCCAGTGCGGAGGGCGGTCAGCACCCAGCCCATGTCCAGACAGGTAAGGCAATCGACCTCGTCATGGGGGACCGCCTCGCCGCGGCGCAGGCCCACGTCCGTGTACTCCTGCATGAACTGCGCCCAGCTCGGGAAATGCTCCCACACCTGGACGCCGTTGATCAGAGCCTGCATGCCCATGTCGGCGTCGAGCGGAGCCAGTGAGGAGCGCCAGGCCGAGCGCGTCAGCTCCTTGTCCGGGGGACGCAGGAATCCGAAGACGTAGTCGATCAGCTGGTCTGCCTGCTCGTTGTTGATCACGGCTGCTTCCTCCTCCCTAGCTTCGTCTTGCCGACGTTTCGAGCGAACAGGTCGTCGGCCGGTGCCCTGGGCTTCGGCCGGTTGCGCCACAGCTCCAGGAACTTGTCGACCTGCTCCTGGCTGCGGAAGATGATCGTCAGGTCGTCGTGCTGCTTGCGATCAGGCCACGGGTCGCAGCCCACGCCGTCGATGGCGTGCCTCAGGTCGTCAACGGTGAACTCCTTGAGCCGCTTGCCGATGATGTCCTTGCGCTTCGGACTGATGGCTCTGTAGTTGCTGCGCGTCTTGCCGCGCTGCTCGCACCAGTAGGCGTACACCTCCGCCACCGCTCCGTTGGTGCCGCCATTGATCGAAAGGGGACGTCCTTCTGAAGCGTCTTGTACCACAAACAAACCATCCTGAGCTGTGCTAGCTTCGGAAGGTAGGGGTTCAGGTTCAAGGTCTACTTCTAGTTCTTGACCGGCGGGAGACGCCGGTGGTGCGACCGGCGGGAGACGCCGCTGGTCGGGGTCCGTGCCATCGGCGGGAGACGCCGCTGGCGTGAGCGCGGGGAAGCTGTAGTGGTAGTGACCGTAGGTGCCGTCGTCGTGACGCTCACGCACCCGGCCGATGTAGCCCTCTGTCTCGAGCAGCGCCAGCGCATCGCGGACAGCTCGATCGCTGTAGTCCGTCATGCCGCAGAGCGTCGCCACGCGGGGGTTGCAGAGGTTTGTCTCGTGGTTGGCGCAGTACGCCAGCGCCAACAGCACTGACTTGCGTACGCCAGAGCCGGGATGTTGCTCCACAGCCCAAGCCTGCGCAGCCCAGCTCACTGACTGGTCGGTGCCATGCGACCCTCCCTCCTCCGATGCCACGGCCTGCCCGCGGCGGGCGGTCCATATTACACCCATCCCAGCGCGACAACGCAGCGTGGAAACGTACGCTAACGTAGAGAGCGAGAAGATACCTCCTTCTCCAAGAAGATGGGTGAGGCAGCCGTGGCTTTGGTGGGGACCATTCACCACGGCTGCCTCCCCTCTCTCTACCTGCGGGACCAGGCGAGCACTTCGGCGTCACGCTTCCCGCCGACGATGCGCGCCACCTCGTCCGCTTCGACCCGGGTGAACGTCATCCGGTCGACCACGTACTCGAGGCGCAGCGAAGGCATCAGAGCCACCATGCTCTGACCCAGGACCATGCCCCGACAAAGCCCGGGCTGATCGCCAACGCTGCTGTCGTCGCCCCGACTGCTGCCAGTGCGTACAGCTTCTTCATGTGACCTCCTCTCGGTCATGACCAGACCTCGAACGACTCGCGCCGGGTCACGGCCTCGCCGTCCTCGGTCAGCTTGCCCCCACCCTCTGCGGGAAGGTACAGCTCGACCTCGACGTGCGTCGGGCGTATCAGCAGCTCGCGCACCATCGACTTGTCCTCGATGCCGAGCTGCTCGCACAGCAGGTCGATCGCCTCCACGATCCTGATCCTCTCGTGTGTGTCGCTCACGTGGTCTCCTTTGATCGTACGCTCCACCTCGGCCCGAACCATGGCCATCGCTACGTCTACCGGGATGCCCTCCCTGGCGGCGAGTTCGTACCCTTGCTCGACCAAGCTGTCCGTGAGTTCGTTCCAGCTACTCACTTGGAGCCGTCCGGGTTCTTGACCTCGCTAGGGCTGGTGGTCGAGACGAGCGGGATGCCGTTCGCGCCCGACGGGATGTAGACGACGCTGTTGTTGGAGCCGGACGTGGCGATGGCCTTGAGTGCCTCCACCATCTCGAACTGGACGTAGAGCGGCGTCAGCGTCTTGGCGATCTCGTCCTGTGCCTCCCGCACACCGATCGCGTTCTGGAACCTGATCTGCGCATGCTGCTTCGCGATCTGCACTCGCTGCGCCTGGTTCTGAATCTGGATGGCCGAGACCTTCACTTGGTTCTGTGCGTCGGCTCGAGCCTGGTACCGGCCGAACGCTTTGCCTGCCGCCACCACCCCGAAGAACAGGGCGAGGACGGCGACCAGCGCCACCACGCCTCCAATGATGACTGCTACCGCTCGTCTCCAGCCTGTCATGTCTCCTCCGTCAGCTCGATGATGCATGAAGCCAGCGCCGCGATCATCGCCAGCTGCTCTCCGAGAACCGTGCCGATGCCGCGTGGGGTGAACGGCGTGCTGTCCAGCTTCACCGCATCCCTGTGCGTGTCCTCCAGTACCAGCTGTGCCCGCTCCCTTGCAGTCACAGGCCACCTCCTCTCCGTTTGTCAGCAGCCGTCTCAGGCTGCGCGGGTACTGCCTGTCGGTACCCGGCCGTCCAGCGGTGAGCGGACTGCTCCGAGACGCCGAGCGCGCGGTACCGGCCGTACATGGCGTCGGCCCACTCCGCGGCCGAGTGATGGCCGAGGGAGAAGCGGACGCCGTTGGGCTTCACGTAGAGCACAGAGCGACTCCTTCGTAGGCTGCCCAGGTTCGTGAGAACCTGATGCGGCTTGGCTCCTGCTGCAGCCAGAGCATGGAGCAGGAACCGTAGTTGGCCTCCGCCCGGGCGACGCTGTAGCCGTACAGCTCGTGGAAGAACCGGCTCATGCCGTCCAGGTACTCGGGGTAGTCGCCGCAGTCGTTGTGCAGGAGCGCACCGTACCGAGCGCGGTGAAGGTGCAGGTGCGGCTCGGCGATGTCCGTCGTCACGATGTGCCTGTGACCTCGGTTGAACATCCAGGCCCAGAGCAGCTGCATCAGCTTGTTCTTGCGCCAGGCATGGATCGTGAAGTCGCCGAAGTCGGCGTCCAGGAGCGCACGCCGGGCCAGCACCGGCTTGGCGATGCTGTCGTAGACGTCGCCCTCCCTGACCGTCAGCCCCAGGCCGCGCAGGTGCTCGCACAGCCCGGGGTCACGCTCATGCACAACATGGGTCTCTGGCTTGCAGTAGTGGCGGATCAGAGTCGAGCTGCAACCCAGCCCACCGAACAGTTCGACCGCCGACCGCACCGGCCCGATCGAAGCGAACAGTGCCTCCCGGCACAGCGTGTGCTTGCTGATGAACGACCGCCGGTACGCACTGAACGGGCCTCCCCGACGCGGCTTCTCGTCGGGGAGGTTGACGGCCATCCGCCACTTGTTGCAGATCAGCCAGTCCTCGTTCATGTGGTCGTGCCGTAGTAGGACTTGGCGCAGCCGGTCGAACAGAACGGGTCTACGTACATCGCCGGGTTGACGCCTGTCCGAGGTGCGGCGATCTTGATCGGCTTCTTGCATACGAAGCAGCGACCGTCGCGCCTCGGCTTGGGCTTGTCCCTCATGCTGCCAGCGCCATGTCTGGCACAGCGTACGCACGGGACAACCGCTCGGCCGCAAGCCGGGCCTCCTCAGCGGCAGCAGTCATCCGCTGGAAGCTCCGGCCCATCGCTTCGATCTGCGTTTGGGCCTGCCGTGCGCTCGCCAGAGCTGCCGTGAGGACGTTGGGCCTGTTCGCCGACGAGGGGGAGAGCCGCATGCTGTTGGCGACCCGGTGGAAGTTCGCCGGGTCGGTCTCGAGCAGCAGCTTGAGCGCGATCAGCGAGTCCTCGTCGATGTACGAGTACGACAGGTGGATGCAGTGCGACCATTCCGGCGTCCCGTTCTTGCCGAGCTGGTGCACCGTCCCGCCCTTGCGCAGACGGTACAGCTCGCCGTCCGCACCGCAGACCGTGAAGGTGCCCGTCTTGGCGTACTCCCACTTCTGCGTCTCGGACAGCATCGACACCAGCAGCCGCTGACCCTTGCGCACAGCCCGCTTGCGGCGGATGGCCTGGCGGTGCTTCCGCTCGCGCGTCTCGCGCAACCGGCGGTCGGCCTCCTCCTGGCTGATGGCGGGCTGGGCGACCGGATGGTTGTACTGGCCGTAGTCGTAGGTCACCGTCTGGGCCGGGTACTGGTCGGACACCCACACGTTCCCGTTGACCTCGTAGACGTAGCGCATCGACCCGGTCGTGTTTTCGGCGTACGTCGGCCAGATCGTGTTGACCTGGTACGAGTTGGACGTACCCGTTGCCGTGATCCCCGTGACCGACCACGAGTCGGTCCCGTCTTCCCGCCAGGCCAGCCGGGCGTTGTCGTAGACGAAGCCCGCCACGGCCTACCCCCCGACGAGCGGCGGGGAGAGGATGATGCGCTCGGCCTTCGGATCGAACTTGTGGAGCTGCTCCTTCTTGCCGCCCTCCTTGTCGACGCGGTACGCCAGGTGGCCCTTGGCGACCATGTCGTCGAACGTGGCCTGTGCGTTCTCGATCTCGTCCGGGCTGTTCTTGTCCCAGCCCACCGTGATGTCTCCGGCCTCACGATCGAGGATTGCCAGAGTGCCCATCATGCCTCCTTCTTGGCCAGTTCGATGGCCGTGTCGAGCACGAGGATCGCGTCGTGCTTGCGCGTCTCTTTGCTGTCGTTGAACGACTCCACGCCTCTGTGCTTGAAGCTCGGGTACTTCTGTTCGATGGCCTTCTTGAGGAACCGTTCCGCCTTCGTGACGTGGATGCCGTCCACGTCCCGGCAAAGCTGGAGCAGGCAGCGGCCGTGCCCGCTCGGGTTGCTGGCCGTCCAGCCGGACGACGACCAGGCACCGCGCGGTGAGATGGCCACGCGGGCACGCTCCAGCACGTCGAGCGCGGACGTGGCAGGGCCACCGAACTCGGGTGCGATCTTGCCCTTCTTGAACGGCTTACGGGGTGGTACCTGCAGCATCGGCTGCCTCCTTCGGTTGAGCGACCAAGTCGCGTAGCTTGACGTTCTCCTTGGCCAGCCGATCTGCCCGCCGGGTGAGAGCGCGCACCGCGAGACGGAGCTCGTCGTTCTCGACCGCGAGCGCGTTGGCCGTCTCGGTCAGAGCCGGTGCGTTGACGCCTTCCGGGTTCATCTTCTTCAGGGCAGCCAGCTGCCGTAGCGCCTCCTGCACCTCGCGCTGGAGCTGGTCGGCTCGAGCCTGCGCGGCCTGCCCGGTCAGCTCGTCGTACTCCTCCTGGTGCAGCTCGATCAGCTTGAGCGCCGCAGCCTTGTTGACTCGCTCCTCAGAGTCACCGAAGAACAGGTTGTCGAGGAACTCCTTCACGGCCGGGTCTCCGCTTTGTCGAGCCGGGTCAGGATTTCGTCCGAGATGGCCTGACGCCGGGCCAGCATCTCGTCCAGCTGCTCTTGCAGCGTATGGACGCGGTCGGCCATCTCGTCGATGCGGCTGGTCAGGTCATCATGGTCGCGAGCCAGCTCCACCATGCCAGCCGAGGCCAGCTTGGCTTGCGCCTGCACCTGCTTGGCCTTCTCGAACATCTCCTTCTCGGTCAGTGCCTTCTCGGCATTGGCGAACGAGTCCTCCTCCTTTGCCTCGGTGATCATCTTGTCGAGCTCGGCCTCGCCGATCGGCTCGCTGCCGTTGGTCGGCACCAGGGCATCCCACTCGCGCATGGCGGTGTCGATCAGTAGATGCGACCACGCGCTCAGGCCACCGTTGGTCCTCTTGACGAAGTCGTGAATGCTGGCTGACGCCGAGTCGAACGTCTTGTAGGTCCGTAGCCCCGGCTGCAGCTTTGGCATCTCCTCGGTTAGGAACCTGGCGAACACCGCCTTGTTGGGCATGGCGGCGATGCGCTTCCGCAGCTCGGCGACGGACGCTATCTCGACCGGCGGCTTGGCGGGACCGGCGGGTTGGTTGGCCGGGGTGATCCCGGCCTGCCGTAGCAGCGCCGTCGTGTTCTCCCGCCAGCGCCGATCGCTCGGCGTCGACGAGATGGTCACGACGAACTTGTCGTTGAGGTAGACCGCCTGGTGGCCGCTGCCGGTGTAGCGCACCTCCACACCTTCGATGTGCTCGATGCTCCGCACAAGTTGCTTCACGTCCTTGTTCACTTCTCCTCCTTCTCGACGTCCAGCATGTCAGACATGACATCCCGGAACTGATCGAACAGCTCGCCCCCGGCGTTGATGTCAGGCAAGACCCCGGGCTGCTGGAGCCAAGGGCCAAGCACGCTGACGACTTCCAGGAAGAGCTGCTTGGGGTCGACCACCAGGAGCCGGGTTGCGCTGTGCTCACCAATCTGCACAGCCAGCACCGGCTCCTCGTACAGCTCGTTGCGCTCGAGCGTGAACCGCTCAGCCCTCAGCATCGGGCTTGACCTCCTCCGTCTCGGGTTCCGGCTCAGGCTCCTCAGCCACCGGCGGCTCCTTCACCGGGTGGTCCTCCTCGTCCGGTGACATGCGCCAGCTCGGCCCGGCCAGCTCCACGCCGTCGGTGGCTGCGCCCCAGGCCCAGGCCAAGTCCTCCCGCGTGGGCGGAGGGAACTCGTCCGCCGGGCACCGGCCGCGCAACGCCAGAGCGGCCATGCCGGTCGCCCGGAACAGCTCGTCCTTCTGCTCCTTGGTGAGATCGCCCTCGCCGAACAGGTAGAGCCGGGCCTGCCCGCCGAAGACCTGGAACGCCTCCCAGGTGTCAGCGTCGTACGCCTCCTCGACCAGCGCCTGGAGCTGCTTCCAGCTCGTCGGGGCAGGCAGCGGAGCGGGTCCCTCCGTGCGCTGTTCTGAGGCCAATGCGACCCTATTGGGGGTGCCACCGCCAGCCGGGAGAGCGCCGGAGGGAGCTGCCCCGGGGCTGGTTCCGCTGGATGGCTCGCCGCCGACCGCGTCCTCCAAGTCCTGGGTGAACACGTCAGACGCAGCCGTCGCGTTCAGCACCGCGGCGACGAGAGCGCGCTTGTCGGCCATCTTCAGCACGGTGTTCCAGGAGTCAGGCAGGTCTGGATTGTCGACCTGACCGATCTCCTGCTCGGTGATGCGAGCGTCGTCGTCGAAGAAGTTCGAGCCGCAGCCGCCTTGCTTCTTCCAGCACAGCCAGCCGCCACCGTACTCCTCCTTGCCCTTGATGATCGCCTCCTTCCCGCAGTTCGGGCAGACACGCTTCGCGGTGCGGTGGGCGTACTTGGACTCCTTCGTCGAGCACAGCCCCTCGCCGGTTCCGACGACGAGCTTGGTTGGGATGTGCTCCAGCGTGCACTTGGAGATGACGGTCAGGTGGTCGTCGCCATGCCAGACCTTCTCCGTCTCGTAGTGGGGTGCCAGGCGCAGCGCCACGTTGATGGCCTCCGCCCCGGGCTTGAGCAGGCTGGGCCGGTCGGTACCGGGGATGACGCCGTAGTGGACGTCGGCCGTCATCACCCGGCTCATCACCTGCCTGATCTTGTCCTTCTGTGCAACCACCTCGTCGACCGACAGCTCGGCACGGGTCATGATGGCCTCGTGCTGGCGGACGGCCGGGAGGTTGGGTAGCTGGTCGAGCACTTCGCCCTCGATGGTCTCCAGGTCGGTCATGCCTCTCCTCTCAGTTCGCCAACGCAAAATGCCCCCAGGAACGGCGACCCTGTGGTAGCGGTCGTCGCCCTGGGGGCAGGTGTATCTTGGGCATGGGACGCGCCGGGTCGGCGGGTAGGGAACCCTTGCGCTCGGCAACTGCCGCACGGGGTAGCTGGCCCCATGCCCATGCCCAAGCTCGTCATGCTTTGGTCCTCCGTGCTCGCCGGTAGGCCCGGCGTCGCTCGGCCTTGATCACCTTCATGCGCTCGTCGCTCACCGGGTTGAGCACCAGCACACCTTTGTCGCCGACGTCCTCGAGCTGTACGCGGCTGACGTCACGTGCTGCCATTCGCTCAGCCCAATCCGTCGGCACCTGTACGTAGTAGACGCGGTTGCCCCGGATGCGCCTTGAGCTGATGCGGCTGAGGATCATGCCACCTCCTCCGGAACAGTAACGCCTGGGTGCCAAGGCGGGCAGCAACAACCCCAGTTCGCCTTCACTGACGCTCACCGCTTCGCCTTCGCGCGGGCGACCGTGTTCCACTCGCGCTCGGTCATGCCGACCATCTGCCAGCCGAAGCCTTCCATCTCGGCCTGGCGGTCGAAGCCCTCCGCCGACTTGGCCGCGGCGGTCATGGCGTTCAGTGCGCCCCAGCGGGTCATGTCCCCGCCGGTGACGAGCATGGTCAGCACGGTCTCCTTCTCCTCGGCCGTGAGAGCGAAGCGGTTGGCGAGCACCTCGGTGGCTCCGATGGGGTGCTTGACCGTCGTGCCCTCCAGCGTCTCACGGAGCTGCTCGACCACCTGGTCGAAGCGGGTCTCCGTGATGGCGTGGCGGAGCGTGTCCCGCGCGGCCAGCCAGTAGGCGTTGTCGTCGGCCTCGAGCGCCTCCTGGCTCAGGATGCCCTCGTCGTCGATGCGCCGACCGATGTGGCGACGGCCCAGCTCGCGCGTGACGGTCATGCCGTTGATGCAGGCCAGCCGGTTGACGAACCCGGAGATGGCCATGAGGCCCGACCCTACCTCGCTGTTGCGCAGCTCGATGCCCCACTGCACGGCGTCACCGACCTTGACCTCCCTGAGCATCTGGGGGAACACGGCCCGGATGTAGAGCCGCTCGTCGGTGATCGCCGCCTGGTGGAACTCGACCTCCGTGTCTAGGTTCTCGAACTCCGGCAGCAGGTGCCGGGCGATCTGGATGTGGTCGAGCCGCCTGAACGAATCGGACAGCCAGGCCCGGCCGATCTGCTCACCCACGCCACCGCCCTCGCCCAGCGGCTGCCGGTAGCCCCGGATCATCCGACGCTTCGGCTCCTCGTACAGCCAGTGACGCACGTTCTTCTCCAGCAGCGGGGGTGCGGCCGTCGTCATCCGATCGAAGTATCGCTTCGGGATGCCGAGGTCCGTCGCCAGCTGCCCGGCCGTGTACCGGTTCAGGGCGAACGTCTCGGTCTGGTCGTCGGCGTCCACCGTGACCAGGTGGTCGATCCCGACGAAGTCGCCGAGGTCGTTCAGCCGCATCGACGCCTCGTAGCTCATGCGCCGGGTGTCGCCGATGACGTCCACCTTGCGCTCGTCCAAGTCGATGATGCGGCCCAGCAGCTGGTCAAGCGAGTCGACCATCTGGGTGCGTGTCAGGGTCGTGGTCACGCTACCTCCTCCTTCAGTTGCGCGAGCCGCTCGTCGAGCAGCCCCCTGATCATGGGCCATGTCGTGCCCGGGTTGTCGTTGACGTCGATCACCGCCCAGCCCTGCCATTCCTCCTTGCTCTCGACCAGCTTGGACAGCGAGACCGCCGGGGCGAACCGCTCCGTGGTCTCCCGCCTGGTGGTGATGCCGAGCCGCCAAGCCGACTCCTCGAGCGCGCCAACCAGGCACCAGACGTTCGCCTTGTCGGGGTCGACGCTATCACGGTAGACGCTGTAGTCGGTGGCCCGTTCGATGTCCTCCAACTCGAGCCGGGTCAGGTCGCTCAGCGGCCCGAAGCCCTGCTCCTGGAGCCACTGGTCTATCTCATCGTCCGTCCGCTTGGTGCCCCACCAGCAGGACTTCGTCCAGTTCTCGCCGTTGGGGCCGAGCAGCTCCTTCGCTCCTTCCAGGACCGCGATCTTCTGTGCTTTCGTCAGCACTACGGGTCTCGACTAGCATGCTGCCTCCTTCGTCCGTTGGGTGCCAGAACGCAGAAAGTGCCCCAGGGTCACCCCCAACGTGCGGGGGGGGGTGACCCTGGGGCTGTTGTGCTACGCCGCAGCCTTCGCCCGCGACTTGCGCTGGCGCTTCGGCTTCGGGTCGGGCACGACCTCGGCCTCTGCCTTGGGCGCAGCCTTGGGCTTCGCCGAGGCGGTCTCGGCCGTGGCCTTCTTCGCGGCAGCGCGGTCAGCGACCTCCTGCAGCTTGTTCAGCACCACGGCGATGTCCTGCGTGGACGCAACGCCGAGGCGATCGTACGAGCCGTGGCCCGTCGGGACCTCGACGCTGGGCTTGCGGACACCGAGGTAGGCGTACCCGAGGGTCTGCCCGGCCGGTGTCTCGATGCGGTGGTACGCCTTCTTCTCGACCAGCTTCGCCGGAATCGCCTCCAGCGCGCTGCGCAGCTCGTCGGCGAGCTGCCCGTTGTTGGCGGCCTCGTCGGCCATGGTGACTCCTTTCGTGGTGCGTTGTGGAGCGCCGTACCGCTCCTCGATGAAGGCAGCTTCCTGAGAGCGCAACCGCTGCGCCTGCTGCGCCAGCTTCAAGGCATCGCGCCTACGCTGGTCTGACGCACGGTTGCGTTCTCGCTGATGCTGCTCAAAGTGTTCCCGCCTTAGTTCCTCACGCACGATGCATCCCCAGGGGTACACATCGCAGCTGACGCATCGGTGATACACCGTGCCGTGGTGCGGTTCGTGCGTGAAGCCGAACTGGTCGGGCATCCTCCTTCTCCACCTCCTTCTCACGGGGACCGTTGCCTCCGGGCGACCTCCTCCCTCGCCGGGAGAGGCCAGCCTATCATAAAGCCCGGTTGTGACAGGGCGGTCAGATCGTCTCGACGAACGTGTCGACGAACTCAACCGTGACGCGCTGCGTCCGGCCGTCCGCCATCGGGAACGTGAACGTCCCCTCAGCGTCGTGCTCGGCGATGAGCTTCATCGCCACGACGTGCGGTGCCTCGCTGCCGTTGCCGACCTCGACTGTGCCGATGACACAGGTCACGTCGAACGTGAACGGCTCGAGCTTGCGCTGTACGCGCTGCTTCGTGTTCATGGTTTCACCTCCTCCCCGCTGCCTCGTACTTCTCCTGCCACGTCCTCCCACCCGGCTCCTGCACGAAGTTCAGCAGGTAACGCCGGGCAGCCTCGTACGGCTTGACGCCATCGAGGTACCACTGGTGCATCTCGTTCTCCTCAGCGTCGTCGAAGATGGCCAGCGTCAGCACGCCGACCTCGTCCTCCACGATCTGGGAGACCTGGCCTCCTACGTGGTCGAGCCAGCCGGTGAACCTCGACATCACTCGTCCTCCTCCCACCGCTCGCCTGCGAGCGTCGGGTCGAACCAGTCCGGCGCGACGTCGCTGCGCCAGTTGCCGACCCGGTCGTTGATCCGCTCCTCCTCGTCGAGCCGCGCGCTCCAGTGCTTGTCGCACCGGGGGAACGCCCGGCCGCTCGGTGAGAGCGGCATGCGGAACTCGACCTCGCCTTGGCAGTCGCCGCGGCGGTGATCGAGGCAGTCCTCGTGCGTGAGCGTTTCGGTTGTCATCGCTCACCTCCTTTCGGGAAGACCCTGCGCCGGAGTTGAACCGGCGTGCGTGCCCACCAGGGTCAGACCTCTACCTCCATCCGCGCAGCCACCAACGCAGCACGCGGTCGAAGTAGAAGCTCACTTCTGTGGCGAGTGGCGATGCCATCACGCCCATCTCCTTTCCTGCTTTCGAGTGAGCCGCGCCACCAGCGCGACTGCTTCGGCCGAAGGGTTCTCGACCTCAGCCAGACCATGGGCCGCGGCCTCTGCGCCCGACGCCCACAGCGGCACGTCGGTCGTGTACTCGAGGATCGCGTCCACGTCCTCCACCGGGGTCAGGCCCACTTGGACTGATACCCGAAGCCCGATGCTGTGGTTCATGTCGTGCACCGCCACCCACCCGGCGCACAGCCGACCGTCCTGCTGATGACACCCGAACGCTGAGACCGGCTGCCCGCTCGCTACGTCGGCTGCATCGTAGGGCGGCAGCTTGGCGTACTCCTCCTCCGACCAGACGCCGGACGGTACGTCCCGGCGGTACGGACAGGAGAGGCACGGCCGCGGTGCCGGACGCCTAAGCTCAGGCATCCGAGCCTCCCTTCCCTCGGAGTGCCCGAACCGTCTCGCTGACCACGCAGACGAACAGCACGAGCAGCACCCAGGACCACCAGCTGATGAGGGTCATGATGACGCCCCAGATGAACCAGAGCGCCAGCAGCCCTACTGCCACCGCGGCGATCAACGAGCCGATGAACTTGAGGGTCTCCATCACCGACCCTCCTTCCAGGCGTAGAAGCGAGTCTCGTGAACGCTGACGCCGTTGCGCAGCTTCACGACCACGCTCCACTCACGACCGTCGGGGTCGTTGCCGTCGTCGTGCCGCCACAGCTTCCCGCTGCGCTTCCACTCGAAGCGGTGCCCGGCGTACTGCCGGTTGCGGACAGTCAGGTAGCGGTTGTAGACGAACTCCTCCAGGGCGAACTTCTGCCCCTCGTCGTAGATGATGACCGTCCCGGCCCGCTTGGGCCGGATTGTCATGCTGGGCGTGTAGCCCATCTTGATCCAGTGCGCACGGTTCGCGTGAGCCTGTGCGCCTGGCTCCTGCATGATCGCCCAGCGGGTGCCGTTACGCATCCTCTGCATCGTCCACCTCCCCTCCTTCGTAGTACTGGATGTCCATGCCGGTCTCCTGCGCCTTCGCGCAGACATCGCACTGGTACCCGGCCTGCACGTCTCGCGGCGTCAGGCTGTTGGGCCAGTGGCAGGTTGGGCAAGGGAGGTTGCGTGGGTTGTCCGGGCCAGCGGCCCAGAGCGCGCTCTCCCCGCCGGGGTCGGCGAACCGCGAGGCCCGTGACCATCCGTCGTTGTCTTCGTACGGGTCGTCCCAGTCAGGCTCCGGCTCGTACTCGTCGCTGTAGTACGCCATCAGCTGATCACCCATCCTCTGTCAAGCCCGCACTGGGCGTGGACGATGCCTTCGCATGGCACGCGCTCCTGCGCCACCATGCGCTCCTCCTCGGTGAACGAGGGGTCGTACATGCCGGGGTCATGCATCTCCGCCGGGTCGTCTCCATGTGAGACGACCTCGCCGCAGAGCACGCACCGGCCGAGCGGCAGCTCGCGATCGAGCTCGCCTACGAACCGATCCCACTGCACGGGGCACCTCCTTCTGTCGCTGTTCCCCCGAAGACCCCGACCCGGAGTCGAACCGGGCAGGCCGCCAACCGGCCGGGGTCGTCTTGCTACGCAGGCTGCTTCTCGAGCTGCCTCTCAGCCCGGGCCACCGTGTCGTCCATGAAGCGGCTGATGCGCTTGAGCCACTTGGCTCGCGTCACAGTCGCGACGTTGCAGCGTAGGCCGATGTGCGCCACCACCTCGTCGAGCGTGATGAACGCCTTCTCGCCCTCCGGCCGCTCGCCGGTCTCGGGGTCAACCGCCCGAATGAGCAGCGGCCCGTACAGCTGCTCGGTCAGCCGCAGTCGGGCGAAGTACTCGCCCACGTTCTCTGCGGTCGGGCCGGGCATGTCGACCGAGATGGTCGACCAGATCAGCGCGTTGGTGACCGGGTTCATGTACTTCTCCCCGGCAACGATGCCGTGGTTCGGGTCGTCCTGGGTGGCCTCCACCCAGCAGACCTCCTCACTGTTCTCGATCTTCTCGAGGTTCCAGCTGAGGGCCATCACACCTCACTCCCTTCCTCGCCCGTGACCTCGACGACGCTGGCGTACGCCTTTGCCGCCGGGCCGTAGGCGTTTGCGAGCACGCGCTCGGCGTCCTCGCGGTTGTCGTACATGAGCGCGGTGGCCAGCGTCGGTGCCCAGCCGAACCCGCCCTGGTACATCCCGGCCCACATGACCGGTCCTTCGTCCGGGAAGACGAACCTGATGACGAACATCAGACCTCCCCGCCCTCGACGTCGTGCCAGTAGCAGACCTCGACCATGCCGAAGTCGCCGTGGCTGTGACCGGGGAACGGCTGGCGCACCCCGAAGTACGGCCCGGCCTTCACGCGGAAGTCCGGGGTTCCGATCCACGCCATCAGGTCGAGTAGCTCCTCGAGCATGGTGGCCGCGCTGGGCTGGCATGAGAGATGCGGGCCGCTCTCTGGCCCACCGTCGTCCCACACCAGGTCGTTGGCGAGCGAGCCGAAGCCGCAGCAATCCGACACGGCGCGCTCCATCTCCGCGAGATCGGTCTCGTCGAAGTTCATGGCCTCCTCCTTCCGTTGCGTTGCCGATGACCCCGGCGTGGACTCGAACCACGCTCAGACCTCTCGGGGTCGACGTGCTAGCCCTGGTACTCGGGCATGTTGTCCATCGCGTCGCTGGCGGAGGTGCGAGCCTCCTCCGCGGCGTCGTCCCACATCTGCTGCGCTGCGTCGCGCCAGTCGCTCGGATTCTCGAAGTCCTCTGGCTCGGGCAGCTCAACCTGCGTGGTGTCTGGCTCCCAGGAGCGCAGCTCGTCCGCCCACTGCTCGAGCTCCTCGGCCACGGCCGACATCGCCTCGCCGACCGGTGCGTACTGCAACTGGTCGGGCATGTTGTCGACGCCGTCCTGGTACTCCTGTCCGACGTCGGCTGCAACGTCCGCAACCGTCTCGAGCGCGGCCAGCAGGTCGCTGGTGTCTAGCTCCATCGTCTCCGCGCTGGGGACGACGCCGTTCGGGAACAGCTGCGCGTACTGCTCGTCGAAGTCGCCCGGCGTCCAGTTTCCCATCTCGGTCTGGGCGTCCATGACGGCCTCCTCGACGGCCGCGGTCTTGCGGCCGCTCAGCTGCGTCGGCCGCGGGTACCCGCAGTCCACATGCTGGTAGTTCTCGGGGCTGACCCGGCGGCTCCAGAAGTAGTACCGCTGGCCCGGCTCCATCGGCTGACCGCACCTGCGGCAGCGGCGCTCGTACTTGCTCTTGCGGGCTGTGTGTGTGGTCACGCGTGCCATGGCTCCTCCTTCTCGTTTGGTCGGCGTCTAGCCGACCCCATTGGTGCCCTGCGCCAGCGCGGGAGACAGCCTCTCAGTCCCGCCTGGCCTACGGCCCGTGCCGGAGTCGAACCGGCGTGCCCGGTCGGGCCAACCACCTCAGTTCCAGCACGTGTTGAGGTGCTGGAACCCGGTGGGCCGGTCTGCCCAAACCATGTCCGTGACGACCCCGCGCTCGGGGTCGCCGTCGAAGATGCGGCAGTGGCCGTCCCACCCGTTGTCCTCCAGCAGCGTGCGTGCCGCGAGGATCGCTGCGTCCTTGCTGTCTGCCTCGGCCTCGTCGCCAGAGGGGTCGTGCCTCACCGTGTAGCGATGGTCAGTCATCGTCCTCACCTTCCAGCTCGGACGCCTCGTTCTGTTTGAGGCAGTTGTCGCACTGATACGGCCGATGCGCGTCGTCCTCGGCGCGCGTGAACATGCCGGGGTAGACGCGCTCGTCCTCGACCAACTCGCCGCGCTGCGTGGCGTCCAGGTCGTTCTGGAGGCACTCGCCGCAGACGATCATTCCGTGCTCGGTGTACTCGTAGAAGTTGTCGGGTCCGTACGGCATCACCAGTACCTCGCTTCCTGCGGGTAGCAGAACTTCGCTGCGGCCCATGTGTAGTCGCTGATGACGACGGCCTCGAGGTGCTCCCACCTCGGGTCGCCGGTCAGCTCGGTGAACATGGCGTCTGCGGCCGACTGCATGTCGCCCGCGGCCCGCCCGATGTTGAGCAGCCGCTCGCGCTCGTGGCGAGACAGGCTGACGTATGCGGGCTGGCCGGTCATCCCAACCACCGGCGGAAGCCGTCCTCGACGCGGGCCTGATCGGTCAGCGCCTCGTTCAGGTACCCGACGTAGGAGGCGACGCGGAACTCCTGCGCCTCGCTCTCCGGCTGCGCCTTCCACTCTTCGACGCGAACCTGCCATGCCTCGACGCGCTCGCCCAAAGCCTTCAAGGTCTGCCCAAACACCTTGAGCAGCTCGTCGTCGGTGAACTCCCGCAGGTTGAACGCCTCCCGGCTGGTGCGGTTGAGCAGGTTCCCGCAGCGCGGGCAGCGCATGCCGTCGTCCAGCCTCAAACCCGTCGTCGCCTTCCAGGCGAACGCGGGCCGATCGACCGTGCCCCACACCGTCTCGCTCAGCTTGACGCGGCAGTGCGTGTTGGGGCAACGTCCGACGCGATATGTGTCGTCGAATGTCATCGCGCCGACCTCCTTCTCTGATCGCTGCCCGGCGGTCAGGCCGGGCTGGGGACTGTGACCTCTGGCGCTCGCATCGCCGCCTGGCTTTGACCGCTCTCGCGGGGCAGGCGACCTAGGTGGAGCGTCAGAGTATATAGCGCGCTGTGCAGCGCGCATGCGCAGCTGCTGGAGTCGAACCAGCCGTGGTTGCTCGCCGGGCCGAAGCCCTGTGCCGGTGACCATCCGGTCTAGCGACCGCCGGTCCCTCGCTACGAGCACCGCGCCACCTCGGGCTGCGGCGCTAGAGAGCAGAGCGGCTTGCTCCGAGACCGGCCTGGCCAGCTCCTCCCGAAGGACTCGCTCCGGCACCGCGTCGTCGTCGGCTTCGTGGGTGGCGCGTCGCCGCGCTCCCACCAACCGCTCGCCCTGCTCTCTATGACCCCGGCCGGGAGTCGAACCCGGCCTGCGACCATCGGGGTCGTTTCGCTCACTTGGCGGTGCGCTTCGCGACTGCCTGAGCGCGGTGACGACCTTGCGGACGTCGCCCTTCTTGCTGACGGACATGTACTCGTACTTGCCGTGTCCGTCGCTGACCTCCACCGCTGCCTTGCGGGCACCGAGGTAGAGGTAGCCGAGCGTCTTGCCCTCCACCGTCATCCGGCGGTAGGCCTTCTTCTCGACCATGCTCAGAGCCGGGAACTGCGTCGTGAGCGCAGCAACCAGATCGTCGCCGAGGTTGGTATCAGGGGTCTTGCTGGCCATGGTGGCCTCCTTCTTGTTGCGCTGCGCGCCCGATTGGCGGCAGCAGTTGTGTACCTTCACGTCTTCGCGCGACCAGCCCATCTCCTCCATCTCGGAGTCGATGTAGTCGGACAGCGCATCTTCCAGCGAGTCGAACGGCCCGCTGATGACCGAGGCGTGCCGGTCGGCCTCGCGCTTGATGTCCTTGCAACCTTCGCGATGCACCGAGGCGATCTCGTTCTGCATGATCTGATGGCTGAGGACGACGCACCTCATGACCCACCTCCTTGGTCAACCCCGGGACGCCGGGCTGGCGTCCCGATGACCCCGGCGCGGAGTCGAACCGCGCTGTGACCGCTCGGGGTCCATGCCTTACTTGAACGTGACCTCGAAGGACACGTCCTTGCGGTCGTACCCCGGGCCGGGGCTGACCGCGGTGAGCACCGCGCGGTTGACGTCGACGACGTCGGCGTCAGCACCCATCGCGCGGAGTCCCTCGAGCACGGCGTCGGTCATGTCCTGCGCCAGCTCGTCGTAGGGGAACTCGTCCTGCCAGTTCTTGTAGACGTCGCCGACCCAGTCGAGCTTGACCATCGGCTCGTCGTCGTTGCCGACGACCGCCAGCCACCGCTCGTCTGCGTCGAGCCAGACCGTCTGCGTCTTGCAGCTCGGGCAGCGCGGCCCGTACTCCTCGACCGGCCACATGCCGCACTCGCAGGTCTTGCCCTCGACCCGGGCAACCTGCGCATCCTCGAGCGCGGTCTCATCGGCGGGCACTGCCTCGCCGACCACGACCAGGTACTGTGCGCGGGCGACCCGGCTCGCAACGAGCGTGCGGGCGACCGCTTCGTCCTCGACGAACATCTCGACGCTTGCCATCGCGTCGTCCCAGAGCATCGCAAGCCCGCTGCTGTCAGAGCGGTCACGCACGTCCGTGAAGCCGTAGCAGCCTGCGTTGTTGTAGAGTGGCCGCTCGGCCTCAGCCAGTGCGTCCCACTCGGTCTCGGTGAGGGTGCGGTACGACATGACGTCGCTCCTTTCGATCGGTTGCACTTCGATGCGCGCCGGGAGGGAGTCGAACCCTCGTCAACGACCAGCCGCTTGGCGATCCGGGTCAGCGCGATGACCCGGCCGGGGAGTCGAACCCCGCGTGACCGTTCCGGGTCGATGTGCTAGGCCTCGCTCCAGTGGAGCTGGCCGTCCTTCTCCTCGACGCCCCAAAGCTCGTCGCTCTGACCGACGACCTCCATCCACTGGAGCGTCGGGGTGCCGTTCTCGAGCGTGTTCTCGTAGCGGTCCTTCCGCATGTACCGCTCGGCGTACCGCTTCGCCTCGTCGAGCGAGTCGACGACGGTGTAGCACTCGCGGAAGCTGCAGTCGCCGTTCCAGCCGTAGCCGTAGACGACGTAGCTGACCTCGACCCGGCCGGTGCCTGAGCACCAAGGGCAGCGGGTGAGCGTCTCGCCCTGGAAGTCGAACGGGGCGACCTGACCCGTGCCGTCGCACTCGACGCAGGTCGTGTATGTGGTGTCGGCCGACATGGTCGGCTCCTTTCGTACCGTCGGCGCTTCCCCGCCTCGATTGGCCCACGCCGGTCGGGAAGCTCGGCCGTAGACCTTATGACCGCGGCCGGAGTCGAACCGGCCTGATGACCGTCGCGGTCTGCTGTGCTACATGCGCTCTGAGCGGAGCGCGCGGACGAAGCCGAAGGCGACCAGCGTGACCGTCGTCAGCGCGACGGCGACCGTGGCGACCTCGAACAGCAACATCGACTCGTAGTCGAAGCCCTGCGGAACGCCCAGGGCTGCTGCCAGCACACCGCCGAAGATTACGACGGCAGGACCGGCGACCGTCTCGAAGGCGAACCATGCGCCTGAGCCGTGAACCATGTGCAGTAGGTCGAGCATGATGTGCTCCTTGGTTGGTGGGGACGTTGCAGATGAGCCGCCGCGGAGTCGAACCGCGGTACGCCGACCGGCTCGTCGATCAGTGAGCGTGACGATGCATGTGGAACGCGGCGACCAAGTAGCAGACCGCCTTGACCGGCGAGTCAACGTGCGTCAGTGCTTCGACCAGACCGTCCATCATGTGGTGGTCGAGGTGGAGCGCGATCGAGGTGAGCTGCATGCGTGCCATGGGGACCGTTCCTTTCGTGCGCTGGGGACCGTTCGGTGTTGCGATGGCCAGGCGCGGAGTCGAACCGCCGTGTGCCGTTGCTGGCCTTGGTGACGCTGTATTACTAAGCGCGCTTCATGCGCGCTGTTTGAAATAACCCGTATCCCTCGTCACCCGACCCTTCTGGCCGGTGGTAAGCGGTTCGTCTCCTGGGCGGTGGTTCGAGGCTGGCTGGCTGTCTAACGTTCCGGCCGGTGCTTCGATCCCTGGACGCTTGCGTGCCGCTGCCGTGTTGCCTTCGTGTCCGCGTCCTGCCCGGTGGTGCTGGGCGGGTTCACCCGGTGGATTGGCCTCTCGCTGCGGGCCTCGCCTACCGCCTGACTCTGCGCTTAGCTGGGGCGCTCCTACCTCGAGACCGGTGCTTCCGGATGCTCGTGCCTCCCCGGTGACCTCTGTGCGCTCTGCGCGGCGAGGGCGGTTCGGCCGTTCGCTCCGCGTGCCTCTCGGGGCTGGCCGGGTTGGGTTCCCTCTCTGCGTCTCGGAGGGTGGAGCGGGGCTGCTTCGTGTCGGTCTCCTTTCGGTTGGGCGGTGAGACCTCATCTTCGCATAAATAGCGCGCTTTGGGAGCATGTATTTGGTCAAGCCTAAACCTTCACTCAAGGTCGTTCCCGCAACCCCAATGTTCATGAGGCCCGTTTTTCGCCACCCTTCGACTTTTTTTCTGACCTTCGACGAATCCAGGCCCGACGCGGCTCGAGCGGCCCACGACCGGAATATGAAGGGAAGATATGTAGACGCACGAAGAGGCCCTCGGCACTGCACGCTGGTACGCGCAGGCCGAGGGCCAGGTAGAGCCGGGTCTCGCCCCACGGGAGCAGAGCTGACCCTTGCCCCGCGACTCGGACAGCGACACCCGAGCCGCGAGCTTAGTTAGCCGGGCTAACTACTTCTTGACGGTGGTGGCGGGCCGCGGCGTGACGCCTTCCGCCTCGACCACGGGCTGCCCGATCAGGGAGCCAGTCGGGTCCTTGCCGGTGCTCTGACCGACGATGACCTTGAGCACGGCGAGGACTGCGGCGATGGCGACGAACTTGATGCCGGTCTCCCAGCCGATGCTGTCGGTGTCGGTCAGGTAGGTGAGCAGCGCAGCGGCTGCTGCCTGGATGCCAGTCCAGCCCACCCGGTCGGCAAAGTCCAGCCACTTGTTGACCACGACATTGTTCGCCATCCACTTTCCTCCTGTTAGGGCAGCTTGAGTTGCACGCAGACGAACATGGTCATCTGGCCACCCGGCGTGTTGAAGGTGATCGTCTGACCGGCGAATCCTTCGGGGCAGTTCAGCCCCTCGGCCGTCGGGCCGGGAGGGCCAGGTGGGCCAGCAGGCCCGGGCGGACCCGGCGGGCCGGGCACGGTGGAGTCGGCTCCAGCTGGCCCTGTGGCTCCAGCCGGGCCGGGAGGACCGGGTACGGTCGAGTCCTCGCCTGGCGCACCTCGAGGACCGGCCGGGCCGGGTACCGTCGAGTCAGCTCCAGCCGGGCCGGTGGGGCCAGCTGGGCCGGGCACCGTGGAGTCCTCGCCTGGGGCACCGGCCGGGCCGCGAGGCCCAGGCACCGTCGAGTCTGCTCCGTCCTTGCCGTCAGCACCGGCCGGGCCGGTTGCCCCGGGCGGTCCTTGCGGGCCGGGCATGCCGGTGAAGACTTCCCAGCTCGGGCCGGGAGGCTCGCTGGCGATGTTCTGCCGCAGCGCGAGGTAGACGACGCCATCGTCGGTGACGAGGTCGCCGGGCTGGTAGGAAGCGCGGCTGCTCCAGTTGCCCCTGAAGTTGACTCCGATCGCGCCTGGCGGACCGGCCGGGCCGGGGGCACCTTTCGCGCCAGCTGGGCCGGTCTTGCCGTTCTTGCCGGGCTGCCCTGCCGGGCCGGGCGGGCCAGGTTCGCCCGGCGCACCGGCAAGCAGCCGAGTGGAGGCCGAGGAGTCTCCCCGAATCCCCCATCCGCTCGCGCCTCCGCCGAGGAACACTAACATCAGGCCGAGCGCCATGATCGCAGTGACGCGCTTCATCGCGCTCTCCTGAGCAGCTGACGCCTCAGTGCGCTAAGACGATCCTCGCATTCGAGGTACGCGCGTTGGCGCTCCTTGTTGCGAGCCAGCCCCATCGCGATGTAGGTGATGAACAAGCCTGTGACAGTCATCAGGACCGCGGCCACCCAGACCATCAGACGCCCTTCGCCAACGCCCAGACGACGAGGGCTGTGACGAGCGGGGCGACGAAGGTTGCTAGCACGAGTCCCCCGACGAGCTTGTACTGCCAGGCCTGCACGGAGTTTACCTGGTTGACTAGAGTGCGGTGCCGCTGGTCGTAGACCTCCTGCGAGAGGTACTCCCCGCGTTCGCTGACGACCATCTCACGCACCTTGTCCGTGGCCGAAACGAGATTCTGGACAACCTCCCGCCGGTCGGAGATGGCCCTCTCCTGGTCGACGCGGTACTGCGACACGTGCGTGTCGAACACCGCACGCGGAAGCATGTTCTTCTCGAGGTTGTCGATCTCCTCTGACATGACCGAGTGCCGTTGGTCGTAGACCTCACGCGAGAGAGAGGTATTCTCGAGACGGCGCAACGCAATCGCCGCTGCCTCCATCTCGACCTTGGTCGCGTACTGCTGCGGGAAGCCCTCCAGCCGACTCGCCAGATCGTCGTGCGCCAGCCTGACGGTCTCGCGGTCGGTGGCGCGGAGAGAATCGAATCGCTTCTCCGAGTGCTCGACGATCCGGTAGACCGCGGCGATGATGCGGTAGAGACTCTCCTCTTCCTCGAAGCGGTTCCCCTCATGCTCCATCACAGTGCAGGCAGCTTACGTGCCCGACTGATCTCCAGCATGTGCTTCTTGGCGTCGGCCGTTCCACGCACGCTCGAGCAGCCCATGTGCGTGTGGGAGCGGCCCGGGTCGCCGGGCCAGTGGCCCACGGCACCGAGCTGCTGGCCCATCTCGAGAATCTGCCCGACCTGGCAGGTGCGGGTTCCGTAGTGCGTCGAGAAGAAGCGGTAGCCCGTCACCGTCTCGAAGTAGACCGACCAGGCCCAGATGCCCGGGCCGGTCGGGTACAGGCGAGGGTCGTGACCGCTGAACCGGGTGACGCGACAACGCTCCGGGGCGAGCACCGGCGTGCCTCCGTGCGCCATGAAGTCGATCGCCCAGTTGCCCGCGATGCCCGCTGTCTGGTGCAAGCCCTGCCCGACGTAGGTACCGGCGACGTCCGGGTGCGGGTAGCACATCGAGACGACGTCCTCGCGCACGTACTTGAGCGCCAGCGAGTCGAGCGCGTACTCGCCCTTGTGCGGGCCGGACTTGACCTTCTCCTCACGCAGCGACAGGTACTCGCCGCGGCCGTAGTCGCCGTCGGCCGTCAGGCGCTCCTGCCGCTGGTACTTGCGCATCGCGGCGTCTAGCGCGGCACCGTAGTCGTCGGTCTCCTCGCCGAGCTCGGTGTCGAGGAAGCCCAGTCGGATCAGCGCGCGCTTCAGACCTTTGACGGTGCTGTAGTTGAGGGTCTGGTTCTTGCCCGGGCCGAAGCACGGGCCGGTGTACGGGAAGCGGGCCTCACTGAGCATGGTGCCTCCTCACGTGATGCCGTAGAGGGAGAAGATGCTGCCCTGCTTGATGTCGGTGCCCGAGATGAACAGCGTGATCCGCGTGACCGCCGACGTGCTCGACCACTGCGCGGAGAACGCGCCAACCTGAGAGTTGCTGCCGTCGTACAGGCCGTAGCTCGAAACCGCGAGGCGGTTGAACGCGCCGGTGGCGTAGTACGGGAACAGAATCTTGCCGTGCGCGTCGTAGCCCGAGCCGGTGGCGGGGACGCTCGCGATGTTCGCGGCGGTCTGCGCGGAGAGCGTCGCCGCGCTGGCGCTGCTGCCCGAACCGCGCAACACCTCCAGCCGATAGTTGGCGGCCGAGTCGTTGTTGAATCTCAGGAGGATGTCGTTCGCGGCTCCTTCCGAGCGGGCCACGAACCACAGCTCGAGGTGGCGGTAGGTGCCGGGGATGCTGGTGAAGTCGATGGTGGCTGATCCCCCAGAGGGTGCGACGATCTCCTGGATGAGAACCATCGGCCCAGTCACCAAGGCGGAGATGCCCGCCGACAGGTCGTCGATGTCGATGCTCTTGCTGTTGCCCGCGCGAGCCAGCACGTACTGGTCGCCCGAGACCAGGTCGGTGACGGCAGGTAGGTCGCTGATCTTGGTGTCAGGCATTCATGTCCTCTCTCTCACAGCAGCAAGAACCCGGAGCCATCTTCCAGCTCGATGCGGAAGCCGTCCTCCAGCAGCAGGTTGTGCGGGTCAGGTGGCATGGCCGTCCCGATGATCCCGGCACCGGCCACGATCATCACCGCACGGTATATCTTCGGAATCCATCTGGCGACGAGCGGATGGCCGAACGCATGCCAGACCCAGGACGCCGGTGCGACGTCGTCCTCTTCGGTGGTCAGGATGAACCCGTCAGGCGTGAGCTCGATCGTTCCGGCGTGGACGTTAGAGCCGTTGACGCAGTCGACGAAGCCACGCTGGAACGACTGGAACGCTCCCCTCGAGCTGACGCCGTCCGCGAGCGCGGCCCACTGGAACGACTCGGTGACGACCGAGAACCCGACCGCTCCTCTGGTAGCGCCGGACGCCTGCCCTTGCGGCTCGTCGCTGATCGAGTAGCCGAGCACCAGGCCGGGTGCGAACGGCAGCCCTGTAACCGACACCGTCCCGCCGGTCGAGGTAGCCGGGGTCAACCGGCCGGTCTGGCTGTCCTCGTCCTCCCATGTGACCGCCACCGCGTAGTTGTTGGTGGACTGCGGGTCCATGCGGAAGTTGGTCAGGCCGGTGCCGGTCGGGATCGCGAGCACGTCTGACGTGGCAAGGAACGGCCCGATGAACTCGCCGCCTTGCGCGATGACCGTCCCAGGTGCCTGGTTGTAGATGCCGATGTTGTACTGGCCGGTGCCCGGGGCAGTGGGGAACGTGAACGCTGTTAGCCCGGCACCAAACCAGGATGAGCCACCGGCGGAGCCGGGGTAGGCACCGCCGCCGAAGAACTCCTGTGTGCGGTCGGAGCCTGCGATCGCCCAGCCATCCCACGTCCCTTGCATCAGGCAAGCGCCGACCTTGTAGCCCATCGTGTACGTGTTGTTGCCCGCGCCACCGATCAGGTCAGCGTTGGACACGTCCATCAGCGCGACGTACACCAGCTTGTAGCCAGCGGTGACGCCACCCCAGGTGATCGTGAACCCGTCCGCGTCGAGCGAGGTCAGCGACGCGTTGTAGATGCCGGACGTGCCGCCGCTGGTGTCAAGTAGTGCGATCGCTGCGGTGTTGCTCGCGGAGTGGGCGTCGCCCGCCGGGGAGAGAGTCGCGAAGTGCTGGGCGATGGTGGACGTGCTGAGGTACTCTGCGCCCATGCCCCTGAACAGAGCGGACGCCGCGCTGGTGACCGCCGTGTCCTCGGTCGACCAGTTCGCGCCGAAGAAGAACACGGCCTTGGGTGTGCCGCCAAGGCCAGTGATCGCCTGCGCGCCGGTCGAGGCGGGCACGGTGATGATCCCCGCTCTCCAGTGAGCGTCGCCGGTCGCCATCTACGGCTCAGGCGGATGGACGATGGCGAAGGCCACCATGACGCCCAGGCCCTCGGCTGTCCCGTCTGCCGAAACGACCTCGAACCCGATGCGGTCACCGGTCGCCACCGGCGGCTGGTCGTCGTCGATGACCGGCTCTGCGCCAGACACCGGGTAGCTGAAGTAGTCGCCGCTGATCTCGATGATGGTGGTGAGGAAGTCGTAGCTCTGCGTCAGGTTGGACACCTGGACGGTCACGTCACCGGCCAGGGAGACGCCTGCGGCCGCGTAGACGAGGCTGGTGCGGTCGAGCCACTCCGGAATCCAGATCACCATTTTGCCGGTGCCTTCGGACACGACGATCGCCGAGTCGGGCAGCGTGCCGTCGAGCGCGTCCCGGTCGGCGAACAGCTTGACCTCGTAGAAGCCGTAGGGCTGCAACGGGTCAGAGCCACCGAGCTGCTTCGGCCTGTGCGTCCAGGCGTGGTAGTTCGGCCCGCTCACGCAAACACGTCCGTGCCGTAGTAGGAGGCCGGTGTCAGGTTGGGCGTGAAGTTGACGAGGTCGTAGGACGGGTTGAGCGGGCGGCACTCGATGTTGATGCCGTCGATGAAGAAGGGCTCGTTCGCGAGGTCGGCCTCGTCGATGGTGAGGTTGATGGCGTCGCCGATGTCGCTCTGGGTCATCAGCCGCCAGGTCTCCGGCGCGCGGGGGTCGGCCGGTGGGCACGACTGGAACAGAACGGACTCGACCGACTTGCGAATCTCGTGGTAGTTCAAGACGTAGAAGTTGGCGTACCGCTCGCACTGCTGACGGCCGGTCTCGTCGTTGTCGAAGTTGCGCTTGACGATGAGGTCGCCAGCCTCGTAGCCGCGGTAGCCGTACGCCGTGATCGAGGTGGCGTTGGTCTTGAGCATGTCCTGGATCAGGTCACGGTTGAACTCGAACCCGTTCTCGTCGGCCCGTGGCCAGATGGAGGCGGTGTTGATGATCCGCGCTCGAGGTGCGTTGTAGCTGAAGTCCTTGACCTCGGCTGAGACACCGGACGGCGAGGGTGAGCCGATGGCTCCGCTGTCCTCTCGGGTGCCCGCATAGAACCGCCTGAACGACCACTCTGTCGGTGAACCGGCCTCGGTGGCCTCGGGGTTGAACCGGGCCATGCGACCGTGGAAGCAGCACCGGCCAAAGCGGTCCTCGAAGAAGTTGGCGACGCCGGGGAACTCCGCATCGGCTCCGTCACGGCAGCCCTGCAGGATAACGTCGTCGGGGTCGTACACCACCTCGTTGACGTCGACGTGGCCGGTGAAGACGACCATCATCGTGGGAGCGATGTTGGCGTCGGTCAGCAGCGCGATGATGAAGTCATCGACTCGCTGCTCCTCGTAGAACACGACGCCGGTGACGGTGGCCGGGGTCGGGTCACCCATGACGCCTGGCAGGAACTTGACGCCACCCAGGTAGTCGAAGATGCCTACGGCAGTAAGGGACGTATCGGCCAGCGGCGCACCCGGCACGTTGACGAGGTTGCGACGCAGGTCGTCGATGTGGCCGCGCCAGCGTGGCTGCCAGGCAGCCGTGTTCGGGTTGTAGAGCTGGAGCATGATCTGGCAGCCAACCAGGTCGGTCGTCAGCGTCTTGTTCTGGTCGTGGAAGTAGACCGTCGCGTTGCCGGTGTCGGTCGTGTCGAGCTCGGTCTGCCGACCGGCGTAGCTGTCGAACCCGTAGTTGCGGCACAGCGTGATGTTGTCGTAGCGAGTCCAGGTGGGCTCCGCTACGAGCGGCCCGGCCGACTCTGCGATCAGGACGCGGCCAGCTCCAGGTGAGGCATCGACCGCCATGTCACGCCGTGTGGTGCTTGTTGGGTCCCCGCTTCTGCCTCGGGTTGCGCCGCGCGCTGCGCTGCTGGTGCTTCGTCGTGTTGGTGGCGACCTTTACGCCGTCGAGGTTGACGGTCGTGTGGATGACGATGGGCCGGTCGTCCACGAACTGCCCGGCCTTCGACCGCGTGCCCTGCCCGGCCAGAGCGCGGCCTGCCGTGTTGAACCCGGAGAGCCGCGCACGGATGGCCATTGCTTCGTTCTTGTCCAGCCCCAGACCCTCGACGATCTTCTTGGTGTTGAGTCCCTTCGTCTTCGTCAGCGGACCCTTGATGTCCGTCTTGTCGCCAGCACCCTTGATGTCGTTGAGCATGTCGATGATCGCCTGCCGCACCTCGCGACCGGCGGTCTTGAAGTTCTTCTTCAGGAAGCTGACGATCTTGTTGAGCTGCGCCCGGTTCTGCTTCGTGTCGAGCGCGGTGCCCTTGATCCAGGACAGCATCCCGGTCGCCCGCTTGAGCAGGCTCTTGCCGCCAGGCAGCTTCTTCTCGCCCTCGGCTGTCAGCCCGAGCGCCTGGAACTGCGCCGCCTTGAGCGCGTCGGCCGTCGCCTGGTTGGCGTCCTTGACGGTATCGCCCATGGCCTGGGCGTTGTCCCAGAGCATGCGGGCCAGCTCGGTCGTGCGGCCGACGACGGAGATGCGCGCCAGGATCGTCTTCTTGATCAGGCCCAGGATGTCCTCTGCGGCCTTGAACCGCTTCGCGGCCACCGCCTTGTCGAACTTGAGCCCCAGCGAGTCGATGGTGTTCTGGAACGCGGTCTCGGCCTTGTCCGCCAAAGCCTTGAGCCTGGCCTTCCGCTCCTCTGGCGTCTCCACGTTCTTGGGCTTGGGGGGAGGCTTGCTTCCGCCACCACCGGCACCCGCCTCCCCGCGCGCAATGTCCAACATGCCCTGGTTGACGGCCGGGCCTGCGCTGCGCTGCGTCTTGACGTTGATGACGATGTCCTTGCCGTGCAGGGTGTCGATGTTGGCCTGGATGTTCGTCGTCGAGGTCTTAGAGTCGGTCTCCATGTTGAGGAGCGTCTCCTGCCAGCCCTTCTTCAAGTTCTGGAACGTGCCGCCACCGAGCTTCTTCGGGATGTGCGTGAACGGCTCGATGATCTTGAGCGCGGCCTGGATCGACTTCTTCTCGAGCCAGTCCCACATGCGGGTCCATGCGTTGGCGACGACGCGGCTCAGCTCCGAGAAGAGATGACCGACCTTGTGCACCAGTCCCTCGATCTGACGAATGACTGCGGCGATCCCCAGCAGCCGGATCGTGAACCTGGTGAGCTCGTTCAGCTTCTCGAACCTCGCCGCGATACGACGGAAGAGCCTGCCGAAGATGCGGTCGAAGATGCCCGCCAGCACCCCGGGCAGTCGGATCAGGTCGGCCGCCAGGGCGGTAGCCAGCCTCTCGGAGAGGCGACCGGCCTGGTCGACGAGGAAGCTCCCGACCCGGGTGAACACCGACGAGAGCGAGGAAGAGATGCCCCGGGCGAGAGGAGTGGCCAGCTTGGCGAAGGGCTTGAGCATGATCGCGCCGAGCTTCCGCAGGCCGAAGACCTCGGGGAAGAGCAGGCCCAAAGCGTCGATGGCGACGGACAGGGCGAGCTGCCAGTTGCGTGCCCAGAAGCCAGGATCGAGCAGCGCCCGGAACGCGCTCAGCATCGCAGTGATGATGCCCGGCCCGGCCGCCACGCCCACGGCCTCCCAGTCGATGTCGTGCAACGCCTTCGAGATGGTCCCGGCCAGGTTCTGCATCGCCGGACCGATGAAGTCTCCTGCCCTCTTGAAGGCACCTCCGATCTGCTCGCCGATGCTCGACCAGTCCACTCGCTCCAGCGCGTCCGTGAACCCTTCCGCGATGCCGGAAGCCCCGGCCATTACGGCCCGCCAGTCGATCTTGTTGAACAGGCTCACCAGCGCGTCTGTGAGCCGCTTGGCTCCGCCGGTGGCGGTCGTCCAGACGAAGTTCAGCTTGGCCCGGATCGTCTTGGCCTCACCGAAGTCCTTGAGGAACGAGTCCACCTTCTGGAACGCCTTGGTCAGGGTGCGTGCGATCGTGTTAGCGAGCGGCTCGAGCATCGCGCCGAGCCGGATGCCCGCGACACGCAGAGCCTGGAGCGTGCGCTCGAACTGGAAGCCCTCGTCCTCGGAGATGGCCTTGAACGCATGCTGCACCGACCCGGTCGTGTTGGTCATGTTCTTGAATATCTTCTCGACCGCTGCGCCGTTCTTGCCGACCAGCTGGAGCACGGACGTCAGTGCCTTGACGTTCGGGAACGCCTGCGCCAGAGCCGTCGTGTTGCCCGCGAACGCTCCCTTGACGAGCGTGAGGACCTTGAGCAGCCCGCCCTTCTCGCCCAGCGTCTCGCGCAGGGTGTCGATGTTCAGCCCGACGGACTTGAACGCATCGGCCGACCTCTTCTGAGGCTTGAGCAGGGTGGCGAACACCGCACGCAGCGCGGTGGTGGCCTTCATCGCCGACGTGCCAGAGCGCGTCATGCCCGCGATGGCTGCGCCGACCTCGTTGAAGCCGACTCCAAGCTCGGCCGCGAGCGGTGCGATGACCCCGATGCTCGGTGCCAGCGCGTCGGCCGCGGTCTTACCCTCGCGCACCGTGGCCGTCAGCACGTCGGCTGCCTGCTGCGCATTCAGGTTCGCCTTCCCGTAGGCGTTCATGGCAGACGTGACCGCGTCCGCCACCGTCAGCGTCTCGCCGAGGCCCGCTGCCGACGCCATGGCCGAGATGCGCAGCGTGTCCATCGCGTCTGCCCCACGCAGACCGGCGGACGTCACGAAGAACAGAGCGTCAGCGAGCTCCTTGGGCGACTTCGCGACCTCGGTACTGAGCTTGAGGATGTCGTCAGACCACGCATGCACCTGGTCCCTGGACACGCCGACCAGCCCGACGATCTTGTGCATCGAGTCCTCGAACTCGTTGAACTGGCGGCTGGCTACTACACCGATGACCGCGCCAACGGCCGCCATCTCGAGACCGATCTTCGCCACGTGCTTGGCGGAGTGCTTCATGGTCTCGTTGAACCGCCGGGTCGACTGCTCAGACTTTCCTAGGGCACGCTGATACGAAGTGCTGTCACCGATGATCTCGACGATGAGCTTGCGTGCCATCTAGTTGAAGCCTCCCGCGCGGAAGTCCCAGGCGTCCATCAGCTGGTCGGCCGTCAGGGAACCGACGTCGTTAGGTCGGAGGTTGCAGGTGTAGCCGAGACGGGGCGACCAGAAGAGTCTGGGCTCCAGTTCCCCGGGGGCAGCTCCGAAGCGTCGTCGGAAGAGCTTCCAGAAGAACTGGTCGGATCGCCGCTGCTTGTCGGCGAGTCGAGCTCGGGCTTCGGGGCTTCGGCCGGGGTAGGGTCCGGCAGCGCCTCCGCCATCGCTGCCAGCTGCTCCAGCACGTTCATCATGTTGACCTTGAGCACCATGGCCTTGACGTCGCGCTCGCGGAGCGCCGGGTCAGACCGCTGGATGCCGACGTGGAGCAGACCGGCCACGACGCCGGGGTGCAGTCCCTCCAGCTCGAAGATTTGGTCGAAGGTCAGGTTGGAGTACCGGTACATGACCATCGCCTCGTCGAGGTCGAACGTGTCGAGCGGTGGCAGCACGTACGGCGTGCCGTCCACCTCGATGCGGTTCTCTGTGCGGAGCTGGTCTTCAACTTCTGCCATGTCGCTGTTCCTTTCCCTAGAACCCGTTCCTGCGGCCGAGGGTGTCGAGCACGACCTCGATCGCACCCACCACCCGCTCCTCGTTCTGATCCAGAGCCGGTTCCATCGCGCGCTCCATCAGGAGGTCGGCGACGTTCTTGCGCCTGCGTGCGGTGTTGCGGCTCTGACGCTTCTTGGGCGTCATGTAGACGAGCGCGGTGCGCTTGCTGACGACGATCTTCTGCTCGGCCCATGCCGGGCTGTAGACCATGTTCTCAATCGTGTTGAGTGCCTTCTGTTCGGCAACAACGCGCACCGGCTCGGCTGCGTGCTTCAGCCCTTCCCTCAGGTCCTCCTGCAGGTTGTCCTGGATGTTGTCGAAGGCACGGACGGTTTCCCGTAGACCCTTGACCCTGACCTTGCCGGGCACCGCGGGCCTACGGCGTCCAGTCGAACAGGCTGTTGGGTGCGGGCTTGAACTCCACGCTGACCTCGGCCCGCTCGTTCAGCGTCGCGCTGGGCGGGTAGCTGAAGCAGTTGGCCGTACCGCCGTACCACGGGTTGGTCGCGCTCGTGCCAGCATCGGAGTCCGGCTGCACGAAGATGGGGAACGACGACCCGCCCTCGTACAGCGGCCAGATCGTCTGGTGGACTGACCCGTTCGCGAAGTCGTTCAGGAACTGGACGGTGATGGTCTGGTCCTGCGTACCGGGCAGGAACTCGCGCCTGCCGGTCGGGCTGAACCCAGACACATCGACCTGCTCCTTCTCGTCTCCGATCTGGACATCGAAGGCGTGATCGGAGAGCGTGACTCCGTTGACCACGACCTTCCAGTCTGTCGAGATGAACTTCGGCATTGCCCGACTCCTTTCGTCGGTTAGACCGCTGCGAGCAGCTCGCGAGCGCGAGCTTCGTAGACAGCCCGGTTGGCTTGTGTCGCTGTCTGCACCTGGGGGTCGAGGCCCGACCCGGCGATGGCGTTCTTGAGATGACTCAGACCAACGCGGACGTCGCGTAGCGTCATCCCCGCTGCCCGTGCTTCCAGGCTCAGCAGGTTGTCCGAGTAGTACGCTGGCTCCACGAGCTGCGTGTCGAAGCCTCCGAGCGCGAGCAGTTCATCCCGCATCCCGGCGAGGCACCAACCGTCGATGTACGGCAGGCTTTGGCCCTCGTAGTCGGCGTGCCGGTCAAAGCGTAGAGGACCCACTAGCACACCAGACTCTATCTCGTCACGGAGTTCTTCGAGCCAGTGCGACCGAACCAGCCGCACATCGTTGTTGAGGAACAGCACCGCGTTGGCGGTGGCGTGCTCCAGTCCGAGGTTCGACCCTCCTACAAACCCCAGGTTTACGTCGCTCCTGAGAGCGGCGAATGGCAGAGCCGGAGTTGAGCCGCAGTCGACGATCAGCAGCTCGTCCGTTGACCATCGGTGGCTGACCGCGGCGAAGTAGTCGTCCGCCAGCTCTGAATGGTTGTGCCAGGGAGTGACGATCGCGATGCTCGGCTTGTTGCCCGGCCGGATGGTGGAGGTGATCTCCTCCCGCCAGACCGGCTCACCCATGTTCTCGACGCACTGGGCGATGAACGTGTAGTCGCCACCCGGCTCCTTCCAGCCGAGCTTGTGCGGCGTCCAGGCACCGAGCTTGCCCGGCTCGTTCGGCACGACGTACATCTGCGTGGAAACGTTCCCGAACTCGACGACCGGCTCACGCCAGAGCACGCCATGCGCGTAGTGCGACATGCGGAAGATCACCGGCCGGTCGCAGGCTGCCTCCCGCATCAGCTCGATCGCCCCGGGGTTGTACACGTCATCGTCGTCCATGAAGCCCAGGTGCGTGCCGGTGGCGAGCTCGATCCCGGCGACCCGGCCCGCGTGCCCGCCGGTCACGCCCCAGTGCCCCTCGATGGAGCGTGCGTTGGGCGGCAGCTTGCAGGGCAGCTCGGTTGCGCCTCGCGAGCGGTCGAGCGCGACGATGATCTCGTCGGCACCGGCGCAGCTCGCGAGGGTGCGCTCGAGTGACGGACGCCCGAGGGTCGGAATGACGATGGACAGGGTTACGGCCACACGACTCCAATCCCGCAGCGAGCGGAGGTTGCATCTGCGACTACCTCGATGGTGGGGCGAGCCTCCGCCTTGACTTCCGCCCAGAGCCGGTCTACGCCGTACGCTGGCCGAGGCAGGATGTCGTGGAAGGCGACGATGCCGTTGGGCTCGATCATGTCGCGGTAGTTGTCCCAGTCCTGCTTGACGGCCTCGTAGGTGTGGTCTGCGTCGATCAGGCAGAACCCGTAGGGACCGAGAGCACGCACCTGCTCAATGATGGCCGGGTCGTGGGATGACCCTTGTAGCAGCACCAGGTCGCACTTGGCCCTCGCCGCCCAGGCTTTCCATCTCGCCGGGCCGGGGCTGCGCATGGTGTCGTCGACGGCCACGACGCGGTTGGCGAGCTGAAGCCAGTGCCAGAGCGTGCCGCCTTCGTACACGCCTATCTCGAGAACCGTCAGCGGCAGGGTCAGCTGAGACACCAAGGACAGGAGGACCTCCAGCTCGAGACCCTCCTGCTGCGGGGGAGGAACCGTCACGCGATCTTTGCGAACGTGACGCAGGACTGCGGTGATCTCAGCCCGGCGACGTTGATCGCTGTGACGCAGACCCGGAACGTGGTCTTGCGGTTGAGGCCGGTTACGAGGTACTGGTTGGCGGAGACAGTCAGCGGGCTGCCCCCATCCTTCGTCAGCTCGTAGTGGACTGCGGAGCGGGAGTCCTTGCTCGCGCCCCATCCAACCAGGACGGTGTTCTTCCTCGGCTCACCCAGGTTGGAGAACGGGCCGGGCTGGGTCGGTCCCCAGGCGATCGTCACGGACGTCTCTGTGGCTCCGATCTGCTGCACGTTGGTCGGAGCTGCCGGGCCGGTTGTGGCTGCCCAGGTTACCGCGATCACAAGGAAGGACAGCATCGCCGCAGGAACTGCGATGAGGGTGGCGCGACGCATTCGTCTCCTAGGGGTTGGGGTCGTAGGGAGTGACGACCTCGCTGATCAGCTCGAAGTGCTCGGCCAGCTCGACGCGCATCGCCAGTCGGTCGAACGTCTCGGCGATGCCGTTGCCGCACTCGTTCGGGATGTGGCCATGCCAGTGGTTGGGGTCTTCCCCTGCCCCGGCCGCTCGGCTGATGACGTGCGTGAGCTGTCCGGCCGGGCGACGGTGATCGTTGTCCCAGTGGTCGGCGATCCACCAGTCGCGCTCTCGTGCGGCCACGTAGGTGGCGTCGCTGATCTGCCAGCCGGGTGCCTTGAACCCGTGCTCGAACAGCTCGGCGCAGTGGTCCATGACGAACCCGGCCTGCTCCAGCGTCCAGTCCTCGGCCTCGCGAGGGTGCGGGTGCTCCCAGCCGTGGACGGCGAGCTCGATCCAGTCGGGCGTGCCGCGCCAGAAGTCCTCGGTGCCGAGCGCCGGGATCGCGAACACCGTGCAGCGGAACCTCGGGTTGATGACGCGCAGTCGCTCCAGCAGGTCGAGCCGGTTGCTCGCCTCGGAGAAGTCGTCGAAGTCAACTACCACGCAGGTACAGGAAGATGTTGTTGCGGTACCACGGGGAGACCGCGTGCTTGTCCCAGATCAGCGGGCGGATCGTGTCCTGCGTCTCGAATCCTCTGGCCTCAAACTTCTCGTGCCAGTACTCGTGCGGCTGACAGTTGATGTGGCCGGTGCCCGCCTGCCCCGGCACCGCGGCCGACCAGAGCACCGCTGAGCCGCAGTGACGGTCGATCGTGTCGACCAGCGTGTCGGCTGCCTCGGCCGGGAGGTGCTCGCCCACCTCCAGGCACAGCGCCAGGTCGAACGTGCGACCGAGGTCGAGCGGCTTCGTGAGGTCGTACTGGATGTAGCCCTCCGGTGCGGCGATGTCCACGCCGACCAGATCGTTACAGAACGGCCGGAGACTTTCGAGCCACTCACCCTGACCGCATCCCACGTCCAGCACGGAGTCGGGCGCGAGCAGCCCGGAGATAAGCGGAGCGAGCGCCTCGGCGCTGGCGGTCACGGTCGGCGAGCGTCCTGCGAAGAACTCGGCACCGTAGAGGCTGGTCACAGCAACCTCAGCTCAAGCGGGCCAGCCACGATCCATGTCGCGCGTCGCCCCGGCCTGAGCGGGTGCGGCTGCCGCCAAGCAATGAAGAACGGAGACAGGCCCGGGGGACGCTTCCTGACGATCATCAGCCTCAATACGCTCGCCCTCCTTCCTTCACCCTGCGCTCGAAGTAGTCCGGGTAGCGAGTCCATTGCCCGTCCGTTGTCTCGTGGTGCCATGCCTCCAGCCGAGCCACGTACCCACAGCGACCGCCCTGGCCGCGGTAAGCCCAGCACAGCTGGACATCATCGTCGTCGTTGGTCTCGTCGTTGCGGAAGGTCTGGTAGACCGGGCCGGGTGCCGCCAGGAAGATGCCGCCGATCTGCGGGACGTCGAGGATGCGCTCCTCGCCGATGAAGAACTCGCCCTGTGCCGCCGGTGGTCGGCGCAGGCCGAGGATGCGCGGCGAGAGAAGCACGCCGCTCTCCATCACGAGCTGCGCGATGTCGCGCAAGGTGTCGGGCTGGGTGAGCGCGCAGTCGTTGTCGAACTTCACGACGACGTCGTACTCGCCCTCCAGCGTGTCGAGCAGCCGGTTGATGCCCGCGCTGATGCCGACGTTCGAGGGCAGCAGCACCCGGCGCTTGAACCTCGTCTGCCGGGCCAGCCAGTCCACGGTGCCGTCCTTCGATCCCTGGTCGAGCACGTAGTGGTCGTACGGGCACCCGGCGTTCCAGCGCAGCCGAGCGAAGCAGTGGCGCGTGTACGTCAGGCGGTCACGGAGCAGGGACAGGACTGCGATGCGCAAGGCTACGTGAACCAGCCCTGCCATGTGCAGATCAGCACGACCAGGATCGCCGCCAGCAGTACCTCAGTGATGGACACCTTCATCAGCTACTCCTTTGCGTCCCGAGCTTGGCCTTGGCTGCCTTGCGCTGGCGCGCTCTGCGCACCTGGCGCGACTCACCGTTCCGCCGCTCGACCAGCGGGCCGACCTCCTTCGGCCGGGCCAGCTGCTCCAGCGCGGGCTTCCAGTACAGCTCCGCCACGCGGTCTGCCTCGTACGTCTGCGCCAGCTCGAGCGCCGCGGCCGACTGCGCCGGGTCGCCGCGCGACTCGTACGCCTCCTCCAGCCGCTCCAGGATGGACGCCACCGAGGGCATGATGGCGAAGCCCATCTGCGCTCCGTCCCACCACTTGTCTCCGCTGACGAGCCAGCCACTGGCGGTCAGCTCCGGCATGGAGCTGTGGTCGCTGGCGATGACCGGGACACCGCAGGCCTGCGCCTCGATGATGGGGATGCCGAAGCCCTCGCTCATGGAAGGGTTCAGCAGCACGTCGCAGGCGTTCATGACACCGGCCACGAAGTTGTCGTCCATGACGTGCAAGTGCCAGGCGACGTCCGGCGGGAAGGCGAGCCTGTCGTCGGGGATGCCGACAGCCCGGGCCAACAGCACCAGGTCGATGCCCGGGGGTGAGGGCTGCGCCACCGTGTGGCAGTAGAGGTAGACGTCCTTGTGCCGCCGGGCGAACTCGGCGAAGGCATCGAACGCCTGCGGGAACGACTTGCGGGGTGCGTGCGCTGACCAGCCGCGGTTGGCTCCCACCATGCCGACGATGAACGCGTCCTCCGGCATCTCCAGAACCTCGCGTGCGGCCCGGCGGTCGGGGTACGGGTAGAACACCTTCGTGTCGACGCCGTGCGGCACGTAGATCGGCTCCAGCTTGGCCTTCCTCAGCCAGTGCTCGCCGAAGCGGCTCATGGCGATGGGCTGCACCTTCGGGTGCTTGAGCGTCTCGAGCACGGCCGGTGGCGGAGGCCACTCGTCCACGGGTGCCCAGATCGCCATGCGCAGATCGTCGTCCCACTTGTCGGGCTTCATGACCCAGGAGTCGCAGAGCGCGATCACCCAGTCCACCTGGAAGTGCCGGGCGAAGGTCGAGATGGACGGGTTGCCCCAGTCCTGCTGCGCGGCGAACACCGGCATGTCGTTCCAGAACGTCGTGCAGCCAGCGACGCCGAAGTTGGCGGCCATCGCCATGTCGTGCCCCTGGTCACGCAGCCGCGGAACGAACAGCGCGGTCTGCTTCCCGTAGCCGGATGCGACCATGGGGCTGTTGGACAACCAGATGATGCGGATGAGTTTCTCCTCCCGTGTGTCAGACAGCGAAGTGCTGACGCAGCAGGTCGTTGTCGAGCTCGCCTACCAGGATGGCCGTGACGACCGCCTTGGTGACCGTGCTGGCGTGCAGCTTTCGCTTGATCCTCTTTTGATGAGACCTGACCGTCAGCACGCTGATTTGGAGCGTGCCGCCCACGCGCTCGTTGGTGAATCCGCACGCGGCGAGTGTCAGTATCTGGCGCTCTCGTTCGCTAAGGTCAACGTCCAGTTCCTTCGTGTACTCGGAGTTCTCCGACTGGAGTGTCGCGAGGTGGGCCACGAAGTCAGGCCCGACCATGTCCTCCTGCCAGAGCCGTAGCGACTGTTCAACGTCGATGCCGAACCGCCTGAGAGCACGCTTCCTTTCGAGTGGCAGGTTGGGGAACTGGCGGTCCGGCCGGGGATGGCGGCCGTCCGCTTGCATCGAACCTCCTATGGGATCAGCGCAACTCGCCACGTGCAGCCGAGCAAGTCGCCGGGTGCGCCTGTGTCGCCGAACCTGCCGTACTCAGTTGGCCCTTCGATGTCGCCGAGCTGTGCCCCGGCGTAGGTCTTGGTCTGCCGCAGCGCGGCCTCGACCGACTCGTTCGAGCCGTCGTCCATCATGCTGAGCAGCAGGTTCTGTCCCCCCATGTTGTCGACCGTCGTGATGCGCGCTCTGACGGTGAACCAGTACTGGCGTGCCCGGCCGTAGGCGATGGACTCGGTGAACGGGGTGCTGGGGTAGATGTCGATGCTCGGTGGCGTCGGGTTGCCGTTCATGCGAGCCACGACCTGAAGGTTCTCGATCACCGGGTCGGGGTTGGCTGTGCCGCCGGTGCCGGAGCCGAGCTCGCTGTCGATCTGCGTCGCCAGCGCATCCATCATCTGGGCGACGGTCACGCGATGCCCCAGCTGCCCTTGAGGATGGCGAGCTTGTGCGCGTGACGATCCCAGGTGTCGCGAGCCGTGTACATGGCCAGGTCGTCACCGAGGTTCGTGATGCCGAACGGCGACTGCTCCTCCTTCCAGTGCTCCACCGCGCGCTCGAGGCAGACCTGACGCACGATGGCCGAGGGGGAGGAGTAGGGCAGCACGACGCCGTTGATGTCGGCCGTGCCGATCTCATGGTCAATCTCGTCAGAGGACGTCATGAGCACGCGCAGCAGGGAGTCGTGGCGCTGCGCAGGCGAGACGTTGATGAGGGTCGCCAGCTCGCTCACCGTGGAGTAGACCGGCCGGTCGTCGTCCGTGTTCTGCACCGGGAAGGTCGGCAGCCCCACGTTGAGTGAGGCGTCGACGAAGACGATGCGGTACCAAAGCTCCGCAGCGGTACCGAGCGCGGTCGTGAAGTTGCGGTACATGGGGTTGGCCGGGTCGGAGTCCACCGGCGTCAGCGGCACCGTCTCGAGAGTCACCCATGCCACCTCGTCCGCGGCGGTGCCCTCCTGAATCATGGCGTCAGTCCACGGGACCGAGTCGTACCTCGGCGCGGGCCGGTAGTCCTCCAGTGAGACGACGACACTCATTCCTCGTGATCCTCCTCCTGGACGCCGGTGACTGCCAGGGCGATCTTACCGTTCTCTGTATGGCCGTGGCTTCCGTTCCAGCCACGGCTGATCCGGCCGGTGCTGATGGGCGCGAGCAGCACCGTGATGATGCCGTTGAAGATGTTCTGGTTGTCGGCGAGGGCCAGCAGGTCGGCCAGATGAACCTCGCGCTGGAACGCCAGGACGTCCGCGAGCGCCAGGCTGTCCTGGGGCGACCGGATGTAGGTGGCGAGACGGAAGAAGCCGTCGGTGATCGCCACCGTGTCCTGCACCAGCACGCCATGCGCCAGCAGGCGGGTGAAGCTGTCGGACAGGTTGACCTGATCGGTCAGCGTCCGGTTGATGCCTACGGCCTTGGCGAGCTGATCGGTCAGCGCCACCAGGTCGGCGATCGGCTGGTTCTGGGTGCCTGACTTCGCCGGGCTGGCCAGGTCCGTCAGGCTCACCGAGTCTGCGATCGAGCGGACGATGGCGGTGCTCTGCGTGAGCTGGTCGACGAGGGCCACCGTGTCGGCCAACGCCTTCGTCTTGTCCGCGCTGATCGCCCGGGCATCCGACAGCCCGACGGAATCGGCGAGCGTGCGCGTGTACGTCGCGATCCTCGTGAACGCATCTGCGACAGCGAGGGTGTCCGCCGGGTTGACGGCACCGGCTCCCGTCTTCGACGGGGAGATCGAGTCGGCCAGCGCGACGTTGTCGGAGATGGTGCGGAAGAAGGTGGCCGTGCGGCTGAGCTGGTCGGCGAGTGCAACTGCGTCGGCAACGGCCTTGCCCTGCGCCAGGGTTCGAGCATCTGCCAGGGCGATGGAGTCCGCGAGGGACTTCGGGATCGTCTTGGCAGTCGCGATCGCGTCGGACAGGGCGACCGAGTCCGCCAGCGACCTGACCTTGGCGACTGCGGTGGCGAGCTGGTCCGTCAGGGCCAGCGTGTCGTTGACTGCCTTCGGGATCGTCTTCGCTGACGAGGCTGCATCCGACAGCGCGATCGAGTCGGCCACTGCGCGGGCAATCGTGGCTACGCGCGTGAGCTGGTCAGCCAGAGCGAGGACGTCGCCCAGGCGAA